ACAACGGCTCACGATCTGTTGGATGATTTGGAAAACATGCCCTTGTGGAGATTGCGGTACCTGCCGCGCGATCAATGGCCAGACCTCGACGAGATAAAATCAAGATTAAGCTACTCCGTTGAGTCTGGCGAAAGGGTCGACCAAAATTTTCCGACTCGCCCGATTCTGCAAGGCAATGCAGCCTTTCTTTTTAGGCTGCATTTTTAGTCTAGCCTTTGTAGGCTAGGCTTCGTTTCCAATCCCGTTTTCAGCATGGAGGAAAGAAAAGATGAGTGCGCTAATCAAGTGGACTGTCAAAGGTTTTTCAAAAAAGCTGGCGGATCATGCGAACGCAATCGGCGACGTAAAAGGCGTCAAAAGGCTTCAGGAGGAGTTGCCCCGTTGCGTCCGGTACGTTCAAAAGCGGAAGTATATGCGAATCCTCGGAGTGGTATCGAAAGATGGGTCGTTCCATCTTACTTGTGTTCCTCTTTTCCTTCCGGCGGGGGAAAAGGCCCGACCGAAGGATTGCAAGGCCGCGCTTGTCGATGCGGTCGCGGACCTACGTCCGAAAACGATTTACGATCTTTCCCCCCTCGCAAAATACACCATCGTATCCGAAGCGAAGTACAAGAGAGATGAGGAAAAGGAAAAGATGAGCAAGAAAAAGGCCAAGAAGAAGACGAGCAAGAAGACGAGCAAGAAAAAGGCCAAGAAGAAGACGAGCAAGAAGACGAGCAAGAAGACGAGCAAGAAAAAGGCAAAGCGCAAGGCCGCGCGCTAGAAGTTTCGGCGCATAAAAAACGCCTTCAAGCTTAATCGCTTGGAGGCGTTTTTTTTTGGCGTTTCTTTTCCGGCCATGTTGTTTTGAAACTTGCATCTTTATCCGGGTAAGATCGTCTTCTCCCAAAAAGAAAAACGAAGACTGTACCGTGGCATTAAATTTTTTTGTTTTCAAAAACACTTTGACTAGTGAGACACCCCGCTCAGAATAGTATAGGTTCTCTTCAAAAACAATTTGTTTTAGAGTATATTAGTGTACCGACGATTCGGCACATCATTATGAGAAGGGAGTTATCTCGGGGGGATTCAGACGTGCTTCCAAGTGACTCTCTTGGCTATCTTGTGTATCACGTCAAAACTGACTTTGAATCTCTTTGCCAACATGCCCTTTGTCGCGGATTCTTGCCTGAGAAGCCTTCTTATCTCAAGAACCTTTTTGTCGCTTAGTTTTGATTGGTGATGGTTCTCTCCTCTCTGCATGTTCCCGTGTCCTCTTTTGTCCGCCACGTTTTCTTTAGGTGTCCCCCATCTCAAGTTTTTGGTGTTGTTGTTTGCTGGATTGCCGTCCAGATGCCTGCATTGCTCTCCTTTTCTTCTTGGCCGGACAAAAGTGTCGAGAACTAAGTGGTGTATCTTTCTGTAAATTGGTTTTTGAGGCTCGGGGTATAACATCGCCTGATCGTACCCCAATGCGTCGTATTTATGCTTTAGTATGACTGGTTTCTTTTTTCCTGCTGTTTTAGAAGAAAAGTGATAACTTCTTACTTTCCCTGTGTTTGAAACCTCGTATCCTTTGAAGCCGGGACGGAAGGTTCAGCCCCGCGCTTCGTGCTTGGCTTCATAGTCTTTATAGAGCACGTAAGTACCGTTGCATTTAAATAATAAATAGCCTTTGGCAACTTCGTACCGTTGTATGTTCATCGTTTCCCCTTTCTCTTCAAGTGCTTCGAGAGCCAACCCCTGCCCAGCTTCTTCAACGTTTTCGTTTCAACGCCTTCGCACAACTCAAGCGCGGCATCGTGTCGTTTCCATTTGGCTTTGTCTTCCTTTCGCTCTTTTTCCCATGCCTTCTCGCGTGCGTCATCCCTCTTTTTCACTTCAGACGGCGCGTGTGATTTGCACCACCATTTTCCTTCTTCGTGGTAGCTTCCGTTGCGAGAGCAGCGATGGAAACCGATGCCAATGTCATCATGTACATGCCCCGCACAAGGATGGACTCCATCGTCTTCAGTCATCATGGCCTTCCTCCTTTCTTTCCGAATCGAGTGCCTTCAATGCAGCGCCGAGTTCCGCGAGTGCTTCACCCCATTCGGGTTTCGCGCCGAATATTCCTCGGGCGGCGTCGGCGACTTGTTTGTATTTCGCGAGATCGCGGAGTATCGCGGCAACCAACAAGCGCAGGGATTTTTCTTCGAGAGGTATCCATATCAACATCTCCATCGCGTCTTTGCTTTTTCTTTCGAACAGAAGCTCACGGTTCTTCGCGCGGATCGCCCGGTAGAAATTGTTTTCCCAAACGACTTCCGGCATTTGTTTATCCATCGCTGTTCTCCTTTCCTGTCACGTAGACTTTCTTGTCCGTCCCTGTTTGGAGGGCCTTGGCAAGAAACTTGAAAAGCATTTCGTTTCGTTTCTCTTCGGTGGCTCCCAGGAATTCGATCCTCCTTTCTTCGGGCGCGAGAAGTTCGGGACGGCAACAAGAGAAATCGGGACAACATATGTCTCGTTTCTTGTCATGCACAGGATCGCCATTGACCCATTTCACTAGCTGTTCGTTAGCAGTCATTTTTTCGTTGTCCTTTTTCCGTTGCTTGGTGTGCCGCTCTTTCGGCGTCTTCGTTTTTCATTTCTTTTGTCATAGCCATTTCGTTGCAGACGCAGCAAGCGCAATGCTTCTTCGTGCCGTTTACTCATATTTTCTCTCCTTGGCTTTCGACGTAGTTCTTGAGCGCCGTGCGAAGGATTTTCGATTTGGACAGATTCTTTTTCCGCATCAGTTTATCTAATGCGGCGTTCATCTCGACCGTAACGTGTGCTCCGATGAATCTGCATTCGGCTCTTCTTCGTTTGTCGTGGTCAAGCCGGGTTTTGTGGAGGACTTTTATTTCCTCCACTTGCTTTTTTGTGAAGAACCATTTTCCGTTTACCTTTCTCGGAAACACTTTTTTGGCCCGAATGAGTGTTTCCACGAAGTGGTACGGACACTTCACGAACCGGGATGTCTCTATGATGGTGAACATGTCCATGGTTTATTCCCTTTCGTCGAAGGAGATTTTCAAAGTCCCGTTGTCGTCTTCTACAAGCATTCTTTCCATAAAATCCTTTAGCGACATGCTGATGATCTCCTTTCCGTCTCCACGGCAGACAGGGCACAAGACATGTCCTTTCATGCCTATTCCGTCGCAAGATTCACACACGCGGGAAAGCTGCATCTTCCATTCGTTTGCTTTCATTTCTTCTTTCCTTTACATGTACCGAACCAACTTCGCGTCATTCGGGAGATAGAGAATGTGCTTTGGGTAGCCCATCATCGTTTTCCCGAAACAGTACAACTTGAAATCGTATCTGTGTTGCTCCAACATGCACAGAACTTCTGAATCCCTGTTTTGGTGTCCTCCATTAGCACCCCATGCCACCACAATTCGGCTCGAAATCAAAGCCCTGTTTATTATCCATTCGTCATTATGGCGTCCGACAGGCTTTCTTGTTCTTTTCAGGACATTAGGGTCTTTGGTTCGGCGCGCGAAGAGATTGCAAAAACATACTCTTGAATATCCCCATCTGTAGGCAAAGCCAATGCCTCTCCGAATAGTGGGATCGTCTTTTTCTTCATCCGCCGTGGATGGGTTGAGAAGAATGAAAAGCACGCTTCCTTTTTTACCTTTTTTCCACGCGCGTTGAAGTGTGTACCTATATTTTTTGTCGTCGGATATGACGGCTGATCTGTAGGTTATTTCAGGAAGCATCCGTTTTTTCTCCTTTCTTTCCTTTTTGTACCGTGCCTTTAGGATGGATTTCCACTTTGAGGATTCGCACTTTGATGTTCGTGTCAAGGAAGATCTTTTCCTGATAATGTTTTCTTCTCACTCTTGCTGTTTTGATGTCCATTCGTTCCGTTCCGAGCCAAACGTTTTCCTCTTGCTTGTCTTCATCCCGGACAAACAACAGCATGTGGGACTTAAACGGCTTTAGTTTTTTCTTCATCGGCTTTCTCCAATCTTTTGAACGCGGCCACAACACGTGACCACTCGTTTTCGTAAGTCACTATGTCCAATCCTCCTCCAACAGAATCGCTTTGATGAAGACTGCGATGAGAATGGCCTGTCGAAAACGCATCCATGAAAACTCCGTCTGCGTTGAATCGAAACGTAACTTGGTCTATTTGTCCAAACACTCCGGTTGTGTTATTCCTGTATAGTTCAAATGCGTCGTAGACATAATACTTTCTGTGGCGTCCCTTAAAGGGAAACCATGCTGAAGACTTTTTGACCATCCTGAAGACTCTTCCACAATTCGTGACGTAGATGTCACCTACGATCATCATTGGTCTAACCTTTCTATGGCTTTCACGGCGTCTTCCCAAAGAGGAGGGTGAATCAAATCCCAATCCTTATAAGGTTGTCGTACACAAAAGCCTTTGTTTGTTGCCTTCACAAACGCACCATAAAATTTCCCCTCTTCGTTGAACTTGTATGTGATTTCCGTATACATTTCGAAATTGAAGCCATTTAAGGTGACATACTCGTGCGCGAAAAAGATGTCGCAAGCATTAGCGGCGATGTCTGCTCTTACTTTTTTGAAGACATGAAACTCTTTCCCGTTCTTTGCTTTGTACACATTGCCTAGTTCGAGAGGCATTTCATCTCGCCTTTCTTCGCGTCTTGTCCAATTTATCGATTCGATCAAGGGAAGCTATTGCGTCTTCCCATGATGTTTTCTTCTGTGGATTTTTTCGATCTTTGGGAATGACTCTCAATGCTCCTTTGTACTTTTCCATTGGTGTTTTGTCTTTGTCCAGCCATGTGAATCTTTGAATCAACCATGCGCTAAGGGATACCCAAATGTACTCGTCCAACATTACTGCGCTCGGATCGTGTTCTAATTCGTATATCAGTGATTCACCTGTTGAGGCTATCCCTTCTTCTTCGTAGTCAGCCGCAAGGAGTTGTGACTTGGCAATCCACACGTCTACCTTTGTGTTTTCGGGGTAATACTTGCATCCGATTGACTTAGGCTTTTGTTGGACAAGATACAATCCTCCTACGTGGATAGGCGTGTTCTTTCTCGCCCATTGGGCAAAGGATGCGTCTGCCATCGTTCTTCTCCTAGATTGCCAAGTCCACGTTCATCTCGTCGGGTAGTTCTGTGGTGTGGACTTCCTTCTCTTCAAACTCGATTGCTGCCGTATTCATGTTTCCCTTTCCTGGAAAGAACCTCTTGATCGTGTAGAACTTTCCCTGAAAGCGAACCAAGTCGCCTTCTTTGATGTCGAGTCCGGTGCTGTCCTTGTACCTCATTGCCTTCCCTCCAAAACAGCTTGTCGAAAGTCTAGCAGTTCTTCAAATATGCCATCGAGCTTTTTTTGCACTTCTTCGTCTTTTTTGTTTTCCACGGCGCGTAAGATGAACTCGTGATGTGCCAACGCGCCAGCAAAGAACGCTCGCTTCGTTTCTTGGATTTGTGTCTTTCCCGCAGTTTTTTGTGTCTTTCCCGCAGTTTTTGGAACGACATCCAACAGGTATGTTGTCCAATCGGCTTCAATCTGTCTTTTCATCTTCGTTCTCCTCCCGTAGAATTTTTTCGGCGGCTCTAAGACCCTCTTCCCAATCGGCTCTGGTTTCCTCTATGTACTTCTTCATCCGTTTGAACGCTTCTTCAGCGATTTCGCCCGAAAACTGATTCACGATTTCTTCGATTCTCTTATCGAATATGAGTGGAAGAATTCTTCTTTGTAGGTCGTCTACAACATATTCTTGGATCGTGCGGATTGCGGCGTATAGTTTTAGATCACTATTCAAGAGTTCCTTCAGGATTTCTCTCTTGAACTCTTCTTTCCACTCAGGATTGATTTGTACACACGCGCTTATTCCTTTATCTGTACTATTCACCAGAATCCCCTCCGTTCAGAACTCTTTCAGCCGCCCGTAATCCTTCTTCCCAATCCGCCCTCGATTCTTCGATGTAGTTCTTCATCTTTTCAAACAACTTCTCGGATATACCTTCCTTAATTATTTGTGCATCTTCCATCACTTGTTCTTTAACGAGTTCTGCTATTTGTGGTTTAAGTCGTAAGAGAACTTCTCTCACGGTTTCTTCTATCACTCGTTTAGTGTATTCGCCTGAAATTCTCAGACCGTGTTCATCGTTGATGTTGTTGTTAGTGCCGTATTTCATAAACTGGTATTGTGATGGTTTAGAAAAATCTGGTTCGGCGTCGAGTCCTCCATCTGGCGCGATGTTTATCTGTGTTGGTTGAATGTTCATCGATTCATCATCTCCTTAAAGATGTGCCAAGCTAAAATGAGAATGCACAAAGCGAAACCGTAGAACAATCCGTTTTTGAACGCCCGTTCTTTTTGGTCATGGAGTAGGATGAGCCTTCGTATCATCCAAGTGGCGTCATATTCTTTCTTCTGTTCTTCTTCCGTGTCTTCCTTCGACATTTCTTTTTCGAGTTGTTCTAATAGAAGCATTGTGTCGCTGAATTTATCCGGCTTGTAGTAATCCATGTTTAGAGCTTTGTACTCTCCGTAATTCCTGGCGTATGCTTCCATGAGTGTTTCAAAAGAGTCTTTCGGATCGTATTGGCCTACATGGTGTCCATTGCGGTGGAATACTTCTCTCTCATCTACAACAGCATCCTTGCCTACTTTAGCGGCTACAAAGAAGATTCCGTTTTCGGCATCCGGGAGAAAGAACAAGACCTTGAATGCGCGAACACCGGCAGTGAGCGTGTCGCCTATCTTGATGTCTTTAGGATTCATCTTCGTCCAACCTTTCTAGGGCTTCTACGGCTTTGTTCCACTCACTAATTCCGTAGTATTCGGCAGCTAGATCGTATGGGAAGATACGTTCTCCTCAAATAGAGTCGCACAAAACTAATCGGTAACCTTTGAAGTTTGTATGGTGTGAGTATTCCGTCTTCGCAAGGAATTCGTTTGACTATTCGGTGTCTTTCTTGCCGCAGTTCATTCATCATTTAGAATCCTTTCCGCTGTGTCTTCTGCGTCCTCCATCGCTCAGTCGCTCCAATCGCAAGTCGTAGGTCGGCTCCTGATTTTTTTTCGTGTTTTCTCCATTGACGTTCCCTCGAAAACGCTGTATATACAGGATTATGACCGATTCCACAGGAATGTCAAGGAATATGTTGGAAGGATGTAAATCCTGGCCATGAAAGGAGTTAGCACATGCTTATGATGAAGGACGGGAAGGCGACAAGGGCCTTTCTGAAGGCCGTTGCCAAGGAAGACCCCGACGCACTCCAAGCTGTTCTGGAGGGCCTTGGGAAGAATGACGTGATCGGACAAGCGCCTCAGAATCTAATGTTCAACACAGTGGGGTACGAGAATATTCTCGTGCATAGGACAGATTTGTTTGACCACACCGATTTCTACAAGGGACTGTTGGATGTGGCTCCTCAAGATATGAAGCTCGGAGAGGCGTACAGTTGGAACGACGACGCCGTTTGGCGGCATAAGGAATGATGACCATGGCTAAAATGCGTGAAGAAGAGAGGTTGCATCTGGAAGAAGTAACCGTAGAGTTGAGTAAGATGTTTCCCAATGGTTGTGTTCTTATGTTCAAAGACGCGAGGCATAATCTGAACTTTATGAAAGTCAATAAGTACAAAGACCCTCTATTTGAGTTGTACGACAGAATCATGCGAAGTGTCGCTGTGGAGATGTTGAAGGAGATGGAAAATGGGAAAAACAAAAAGCAAGCGTTCGAAGTCAACAAAGAAACGCTTGCCGGAAAAGACGGCGGTGAAAGAAAAGGAAGTGAAGAAGAAAAAGGAGAAGGAGTTTGAAAAAGCGAAGGTCTTCGTGATTTCTTTTGGCAAGTACAAAGGACAAACTCTTGACATGATCGCGTGTACGAAAGAAGGGCTGGAGTATCTTGATTGGCTCGTCGGGCAGGAATGGTGTCGCAATTCGGTGAAGGAACACTTGGAGAATTACCTCAGCGATAAAAGTATTCAGAAAGAGTTAAGTGCCGGAGATAACGAATTTGAAGAATTGGGAGACGGAGATGTGTTGGAAGGCGACGACATAGCTTTCGAGGAAGGCAGACCGTACTACTAAATCCTGTATATACAGGATTGGAGACAACTCCATGGAAATGATGCCTGTTGTACATATTCTCACTCTTTGTGACCAAACCATCCTTGAGCAAGGCACCGGCAAGATGAGCATCATCGGTATATTCAAGAACTTCAACGCATTCAGTTTTCCCGCAGTGATGAGAAAGAATGTGTTTATCTCTTTTTCAGGCGGGGGTGGTGATTGTAAAACGAGTTTGCGCATTGTGAAAGTCAGCACGGGAGAAATTTTAGCGAATCTTGAATTGACGCTTCACATAAAAGACAGAACAGCCTTGGCGACGATTACTGCCGGAGTGGAAGTGAAGTTTGACGGGCCTGATACATACGAAGTTCAGCTTTGGGGTGGTGGAGAAGTCTTGAAGTCCACGTTGCTGATCGTCAGTCAGATCGTGTTGAGGAAACCGGAATGAAAACGAAAAGATTCACTAGAGCGAAGTGCGAAAAGCGCGGAGATTTGATCGCTAAGTTGTACGGCGAAGGAAAAACTGTCAAGAAACTCGCCGAACGCTTCAAAATGTCGTGCGCTGGCGTGCGTGTGAATCTCCATAAACGGAATGTGGAACTCCGAGAGAATGTTAGAAACAAAGGTAACTGTCAGCATCCTGAAAGATTGAAGCGAATGCGCCGCATGTACGCGAAAGGGATGACTCTTCGGGAAATTGGAAAGACTTTCAGCTTGTCGGGACAAGCTGTGGGAAGTTTTCTTGTTAGATGGGGGGTAACAATGCGTCCTACAGGACGAAGAAAGGAGAAAACGCCATGAAATTGGAGATGGAGGGGAAGGAACCTCTTGTGATCTTCTTTGGAGTGCAACGCTCCCGGAAGGCTCGATTCAGATTCAAAACAACGTGCCGCCTGTCCAAATCCGCGAAGTTGAGCGTGAAGTTGTCCGCGAAGTCGTGAAAGTGCCGGATGTGGTCGTGAAAAACGATGTTCGAACGCCGCCACCTGTCGTGAAAGTCATCCAGAAAGGAAAAACAGCGGAAAAAGAGCCAATCGAAGCGGTTGACGAAGCCTTGCCGCCCCCTCTCGGCACCAAAGCACGTGAAGAGTGGGACAGACAACGAAAAAGCCAATGAAAAAATCCGTACAAGTCAATATTCGAGTAGAGAAGTGCCTTTTCGATGAGCTAAAACGGCTTGTTGAAAAGGGAAAAGTGACTATGACGGACGTTTTCTATATGGGGGCTTGGTCCGCGCTGGCAAAACACAGTCCCAAGTCGTTCAAGCGCATTCTCAAGGCTGTCGAGAAAGCGAAGAAGTTGAACAAACGGCCAGGAAGACCACCAAAAAGGAGAAAAGCAAGATGAGCTACACTAACGCGCCCATCATCGTTCTCGGGATGCCTTGTAGTGGCGCTACTCTGCTTGAGGACATTCTCGAAGTCTGTGGAGTCGAGCACGTCGATAAGGGCATTGTCGATAAAGTGCACAAAGACGCGCAGATGGTATCCGGGTGCGACAAGACCGGGATTCTCTCTGTACCTGCTCCACAGGATGCAAAGACGTTCTTCCCTTACGGGAAGATCAACAAGTGGAAGAGCCTCATGGAGAGGGAACGGCCTTGGTGCTTCTATGATCCACGAACGCTGCTCTACATCGATGCGTGGCACATGCTCTTTCCCGATGCTCGTTTCATGCTCGTTATCCGGCATCCCACAAGCGTTGCCCCGGCGATGAAGGCGAACTTCGGCGTACCCACCGGATCGGGCAACGAAGCGTGGTTCAACTACCACCGGGGGAGGGTGGATCATTTTCTTCAGTCAAACAAGTTCGTGATCTTCGACTTCGAGCGGCTTTGGAAAGACCCTGCCCTTGTCCCGGCGTTCTTCAAGGCGAAAGAGCCAAGCGGAGACTTCTTTGGAATCCAGCCTTCACCCACGGCGTTTGAAGGCGTGGTGGCGCTCGTCAATCGCTTCCATGACATGCACCCGCCGACCACTGAGGGTCTTCCCCCGGCGCTTCAAACGCTCTGGAATACGCTTAAGACGAGGGCTTTTGAGCACGGATAATCTTTCCAAAAGTCTTGACAAAGGAACCCGCCGTGGGGCACCCTTCCAAACCCCTGAAATTTTTCTCTTGACAAGGGGTGCCCTGTCCTGGATAAGATTGTCCTCATGGCAAAGGGACGTAGGCGCATACCTGAGCGAACGGTACGGCAAACCGTCCGCGAAACGAAGAGACGAGGGGCGTTGTCCACCAAGGGGCTTCGCCCGTCTTTCTCGTCACAAGACCTTCCCGCGCGATCCGAGGAGCAGGGTCGTCGGAACAAGAACGCAGTCCCACCGCTCCTCAATCCGCCAGTGACCTTCAAGGGCGCAACGGTTGGCGACTTGAAGCGTATGGCGCGATCTCCCTCCAAAGCTGCCGCTCGCAAAGGAACCCGCCCATAGTCCCCTCGCCATTACAAGACGTGTGGGATTGGCTGTTGCTGATCCTGGGAATCGCGGCAACGGTCATTGGCTTTTACTGCCTGATATGAAAGGAGAAGACCATGAAGGATCGGCTACAGCCTACTCCATCTCGTCGGTCTGTTGTTGTTGGTTCACTCGTTGTTCTCACGTCGCTGTCTTGTCTTGCTGTTCTTGCCGGGGAAGCGCCCGCTCCTGTTCCGGCTGAAGGAACGTGGGAGATGCCGTCCTGGCTTCAGTTCGTGCTCACGTTTGAGTTCGTGTGGAAAGGCTTGGCAAGTCTTGGTGGCGCTGCCCTCACATGGATTTTCGGCTTGGACCTGTGGCACAAGTTGGGCTTTGGTGATGGAGCCGGGAAGGAAGCCTTGGCCGCGCTGGAAGCGGGTGTTCACAAGGCATACGAAGAGTTCGTGTGGGAAGCGAAGAAGGCGGCTGCTGACGGCAAGTTGTCGAAGGACGAACGGAAGATGGCCCGAGAGAAGGCGATTCTCTTTGCCAAGGAGATTGCCACGGGCGATGCAAAGAAGCTGTTGCTGAAGTGGGGAACCCAACGGCTTGAGGCAATCGTTTCGAAGATCGTGAAGAAGATGAAGGAGAAAAAGGAGAAGGAGGAGGATTAAACATGTCCGCTGTTGTTACGATCCTCTTGAGTCTCCTTCGGCCCATTTTTGAGGTAATCGCTAATGCCTTCTTCAAAGTCATCACTGAGCCGGACAAAGCAGAGATGTCTCCCGATCCCGAACCTGTCCTTGAGACGCTTGATCCCGGCCTTGACGATGGTGGTGTTGATCCTGTTCTGTACGAGTTGCTTGAGGGCTGAGAGAACAGAAGTACATCACATCGCTCGCGCTACGAAGTTACCTAAGGAAGTGAACGGGATGCTCCGAATCGTCGGAGTGAAGAAGGATCAACTCATCGTCAACATGGTCGGACAAAAAGAAGTCGGCCCGTTCGAGATGGAAGCGAGGAGTTCGAAAGGCTCTACGCTGCTTCAAACTATGGGCCGTATGTTTGACGATCCGAAGTACAGGAAGTTCCTCAACGAACACGCCAGCGATAAGTTCCTCGTTGAAGTCATCCTTGAGGAACGCAAGAAGATCGACGCCACAGGCTACATCATTAACCACGAACAGGATGTGGCCGCATGGGTGAAGAACACGGCGTTGCTTCAAACGCTTTTGAAAGACCCGATCATACAGAAACGCGCACACGAGATGCGCGCAGAGAAAAAGAAGAAGGAGGAGTAGCCATGACCAGAAGCGGGATCAAGGGCTTCAAGAAGAGTTCTTCGGGGCTGCAAGCGGATGTACATAAGGGTGCCCGGAGAGATGGGACGGATCGCCCTGGAAAGAGCAAGTCCATTGTTCCAGGCTCTGGCGATTCGAAGTCTCCAACCGGAAGAAAAGTGACTGCTCGGCGGAATGCTGCTTACGGCGGAAGTGCAGGCTCTTCTATGCAGAAGGCCATTGGTGGTCCGTACAGCGGCAAGGGTGGGAACCGCGCGAGCAAGACTGCGCGAGTTGATCGCTTGAGCAAATAGCAATGGCAAAGAAGATCAACTATGCCATTGCTCTGCAAAACGCTGAAAGAGCGCCACAGGGAATCCCCCTAGACGCATTGGGGGCTTCTTTTGTTTCTGGCGGCAAGAAGTTCTACAAACGGGCGAAGGAATTGAGTGAAAGGGTTCCTCGTGGAAGACCCCCTGAAGAGTTCCCCGAGTCCGCTTCCGCCACAACACAAGCCCGTGCCGATGGCGTGGATCAATCCCGGCAGAAGCAGCCCATCAAAGGACAGGCTGGTAAGGGAAAAGCACCGCAAGGAAAGAGTAAAGTACCGGATCGAAGAGGCGCTAAGGCTCCGCGAAATGCAATCGCAAGTTCAATCCGGGCAATCAGCACAAGGCGGGGAAAGTTTGGCAAGACAAAACTCAAGCCTTCAACCGAGTCCAGTCTCAAACGCAAGGGATTCCGAGTTGGAGCGCCGTCAGAAATTCCTCGAAGAACAGGCCAAAACAAACCGCGAGGTAGAGCGTAAGAAAGAGGCATTCAGAAAAAAGATCGCTCGTCCTCGTGACACAAGAAGGGGAAGTCGGCACGGGAATCTGAATGAAAGACTTGCGAGGAGCGTTCGGAATAGGAGAGTGTGAATCATGGGGAAGAAAGTCAATCAAGGCCCTCGTGAACCGAAACGGAATACCGCGAAGCGGACGAGAAAGCAGTCTTCGGCGAAATATACTCCCGATGTGACAATCAACATGGGTAGCGCCAAGAGTGCTTTCAAAAGAGAGGCAGGCGCTTTGCCGAGAGGCGGAAGAGACAACACGCTTTCTGCGCGTCCCTCCACCGAACGCAGCAACAAGAAGTTTCGGATTCAACGTGGCCGTCAAAGCCCATTGTAAGGAGTGTGAAAGATGGCTGTCACAACTCTTGACTTGACGGACAAACAAGGTGGCATCGTGGATGTCAATCACGACGATGGATCAATCGTTGTATTTGGCCGTCCCATGCGTCGTTTCATCATCAAGAATCCCCTCACTAACTCGGACAAGGTTTACTATACGCTTGGGAAAGCTGGAATGCTTGGTGGAACGTTGCCGAAGACCGAAGCTGTTCTTGATGCTTCGTACCCTTTCCTCATTCCGGGCGAAGACCTGGAATTCGAGGAACCGAATCGACAACCTGAGACGCTTGAACTTCTTTGTGGGAACACAAAAGCTGTAACGGCAATCAGGGTGATGAAAGTCTGATGGTGAACTTGGACGATCCGACTCTGTGCACGAAATGCGGGATTTGCTGCTACGTGGCACTTCCTGATGAGAAGGGCGTTTTGTTTTTCACGCCTTTCTATTGCTGCAAGTTGGCGTCCAAACTTTGTTCGTGCTATCAGAGTAGGTTCACAAGGATTCATTTCTGTCTCACTGTTCGCGAGGCAGTTAAGCAAAGACAACTTCCCAATGGTTGTCCTTACGTTAGTGACAGAGCAAACTACAAGGGACCAAATCCCGACTACCGGCAATCTCCGCAAGTTACGGCCTTGGTCAACAGAATCAACGAACATGGGAATGGTGTCTTCGTTTGGCGCAATCTTTGGTTGAAACGAGATTACGCCTGGACTCCGAAGACGACCACGTATCCTTTGGCCGTGACGTGTGCGGAGGGTGTCTTAGATGAGTCGCCTTAGTGCAGCTAGTGGAGTAAGTCAAGCCGTCATAGATGCACTGGACTTCAAAGCCAGTGTTCGTGCCGCTACGACGGCACCTGTTGTTCTTACCAATCTGATACCCGGATTCAATCTCGACGGTGAAGTTCTTGTTGGTGGCGACCGTGTTCTCGTGAAGGACAATGGGAACTTCGAGAACGGAATTTGGGTAATTCAATCTGCTGGTCCCCCCGTCCGCGCGACGGACGCGAACCAGGATCAAGATGTTACTGCCGGACTTGTGGTAGTCGTCACAGAAGGAACGACGAACGGCGATACGGGATGGATACTTGTAACTGACGATCCTATTACTGTCGGCGTTACCACACTCACGTTTATGAAAGTTTTTCCCTTGGCCGGTGGGGGAGGAACAACGGATGCGCTGGCCATCGCAGACAAAGGCATTACTGCCAATGCAACTACCAGCGACGAAGATGCTGCCATGGCTGGCGGCATTTCAATCACGCCTGTAGCAAATGGAATGGTCCTTGTCTTTGTCAACGGGCTTGGTGTTGAAGTTGGAGACGGTGTTAAGACGAAAGAGTGCTATTTCGCCGATCCAGCTACACCCAGTGTGCCAAGGGCAATCGCCAACATTCAAGCTGGCGATAGTTTGCGTTGGATGGGGAGCGTAGCGACCTATGAACTAGCCCCAACGGACAAGATCGATCTAGTCTACGTGGTTTAAGGGAGAAAAAGAAAATGCCTCAGATCAACGGCAAACAGATCAAGGCGCTGACGATCACCAACTCTCAAATCTCGGCTTCTGCCGCCATCGCGCTTTCGAAATTGGCCGAAGCCGTGATTCAGGCTGACGGTGGTCAAGCGTTCACTGCTGCTCAGAGTATGGGCAGCAACAAGCTGACCAATCTTGCGAACGGCACCGATTCAACCGATGCCGTGAACAAGGGCCAACTTGATGCCGCTGTCGCGGGATTGAGTTGGCTTGAACCCGTGCATGTTCGCACGTACATAGGGAACAGGACCGTCGCGGAAATCAATGCTCTTTCGCCGAGCGCGGGTTGGGCCGTTGTTGCGACGGGAGCCACCGGGACACCGACTGCCGGAACGTCGGACGAACTGGATGAAGGCGACATTGCGGAGTTCGACGGGACTTCCTGGAAGATCATTGTCGGGCATTCCAGCAACTATCCGCCTGACGGCACTCGTGCTATCGTTTCGGAAAGCGAAACCTTGTACAGTCCTGCCACGGACGGCACGGATGACGGCAAGATTGCGGAGTGGGATGGGACGAGTCTTACTCCCTCTTTCATCACGGTAACGGATGGCGAAGCTGCGTTGGTTCGTGGTGAAGCCTGCGTGTTCGAGAACTACGGCTACGTTTTCGACGGCACTGTGCCGACGGGATCATGGACGCAGTTCACCGCTATTACGTCGGCGGGCGCTGGTGCGGGCCTTGTCGAAAATGGAAGCGATCTCGATGTGGGCGATGCCGGAAAGGGTGTTCAAGTCAACGCCGACAACGTTCAGGTCGATGCCAGTGAAATTGCGGGCAACGGCCTTGCGCAGACGGCTGGCGGCGGAAACGAACATCTTCTCACTATCGACATCGATTCCGAAACCGGCGGAAACATCCAAGGCGTGAATGTCACGTCAAACGGTGTGGGCGTTGACATTGCGGCTATCGCCGGAACTGGAATCGAAGCGGATGGTTCGGCCAATCTGCGTTTGGCTGCTCAAGGGAACGGGATTGACGGCGGGGCAGGCGCTACGCTCTCTGTCAAGAACGATGGTACTTCCGTTCTCGTGGCGGCTGGCGGGATCAAGGCTCCGGTGTCCACTCAGAGCTACAAGAATCTCACTGCGAACGTCACGTCTTCGGATGGCGACAAGGCCACGGATACCACCATTGCCACGGCGGCTCTGCCAAAGGGCGATTGTGATGTGGCTGTGTATGTCAACGGTGTGAAGATGTACGTCAGCGACGACAATTCCGGTGAATGCTACTTCGGCCAGGGAGACACCACCACGGCCCGCGATAAGACCAATCTCGCCAACGGCGATACGCTGCGCTGGAACGGTAGTGTCGCCGGATACGAGTTGGCCGCGACAGATAAGATCGACATCGTTCTGGATACGCATGTCTGATCTTTTTGACGCCGCATGGGAAGGGATGGGGGAGTGATTATCTCCCCCATCCCTAGTCTTCGTTTAGGAGTCTTACCATGCCTCAGGTAGCCGTGAAACAACTCACGTCTGGAAGTACAGGCGAACTTCTTGTAACAAGAGGCGGCGTGGTCGATCACGAAAAATTGAAACCGGATTCTTTGAACGGACCGACCGCTGCCGCGAATCAAGTTCTATTTGTTGTAGACACTTCGACCTTTGGAACGGACAACGCTTTCAAATGGAACAACACGGACAAGACTGTTGATCTGAGTGGCGGCGTTGCTTTCACGGAACGCGCGGATCACCCAGGAACTCCGGCACCCGGAAAAGGCATCTTGTGGGTGAAAAGCGATACTCCGAATGTCATCATGTTTACAGACGACGCCGGAACGGATCACGATTTGTCCGGCGGCGGCCTCCAGGCCGAAGGCACGCAGTACGCGATCCCCCGGTGGACCGACGCGGGCGGCCAGACGCTCGGCGCGTCCCGGCTGACCGACGACGGCACCGACCTGGTGGTGGGCACGGACCCGGACGACCCTTCGGACGCCAACGCTTTGCTCAAGCTGGGCAGCGCGGAGCCTTCCGACTTCGCCGCCGCGGTCGATACGGACGGAATGGATGCCTATTTTAAGGGCCAAAGCGGCGGGGTATCCGGCGGCGCCAACCCGGACGGCGGGTCCTTTATCTTCGAACCGGGCGCCAAGGGCGCGAGCGGCGCGGGCGCCGACGGCCGCTTCGTCGTGCGCCAGCCCGGCGGCGTGGCGGGAAGCGACGATCTCAGCATCTATAACGACGGCAGCTTCGGCAAGATCTCTTCTCCGGGCGGCGCGGTCATCTCGTTCAAGAACAACCAGTCGTCGCTGTACCTGTTGGCGACGAATGTCTTCCCCGGGAACGATGGCAACGTCGATTTCGGGCACGTGACGTTCAACTGGAGAACCGCATATGTCCGCGGTTTGGGGACCGGCACGGGGCAAGTCTTCTCGCTTGTGAAACCCGGACAGCTACTCGGCGATACGAATACGTTCCTGCGCTTCGCCGACACGGAACCGGGAGACTTCTGTGCCGCCACGACCGTATCGGGAATGGATGCCTATTTTAAGGGCCAAAGCGGCGGGGTATCCGGCGGCGCCAACCCCGATGGCGGCAGCTTCGTTTTCGAGCCTGGAGCGCTTGGGTATGGCGGCGCGGGCGCCGACGGCCGCTTCGTCGTGCGCCAGCCCGGCGGCGTGGCGGGCACCGACGATCTGCGCATCCGCCACGACGGGACCGACGGGGAAATCGACACCCTCGCCGGCGATCTCTTCCTCAACCCCACCGGCTCCGTCAAGTTCGGCACGCACGCGGCCATCGGCGCGGAAACGGTCACGGGGTACATCACGGTCAAGGATGCCGCGGGCAACAGCCGGAAGCTCGCCGTCGTGAGTTGAACGACTGCGGATTGAGGAATGCGGATTGCGGATTGACAGCCACAACTAAGAGCCAGGAGCCAAGAGCCAGGAGCCGAAGACCATGAGCGTGGAAGTGAAGACGGCGACGGACGGGAAGGTGCAAGTCAGCGTGGGAATCGACCCCGCGCGGCGCGAAGCGGACCTGGCCGCGGACATCGCGAGCGGCGCGGTCTCCAAGGCCGAGGCCAAGGCGCGGCTGCATGAGATGCTTCTCTCCGACGCGATCCGGGCGCTGGAGCGGGCGCGGGAAGCGCTGTTGACCGACGCCGTGGCCGAGCAAGCCGAACTGACCGCGCGCCTGGAAGCGCTGAACGCGGCGCGGGCGGCGGTCGACGAGGAGATCGGCGCGTCGTTGGACGCCGTTCGGTAGCGGCCCGCTGGGGAATGCGGATTGCGGATTGACAGCCACAACTAAGAGCCAGGAGCCAAGAGCCAGGAGCCGAACCATGGCGGAGCGGGTGGAGGAAAAGGACCTGGCGCGGCTGGCGGCGGCCTTGGACGCGCAAGGGGCCGCGGAACGCGACGCGCGGCACGCGGCGGAACGCGTGGGACTCTTGCGCGAACTGATCGCCGCGAAGTACGGCCTGGGCGAAGGCGACCGCGTCACGCGGGACGGCGCGATCGTCCGGAAGGCCCCGGGCGAGGCGGCCGGGACGGAAGCGTAAGGATTTGGCGGTCCCCCTTTCTGGGGGCCGCGGGCGACTTGTACGATCTGATCGAGGATGTCGAGTCCATGCACGTGGCCGACACGAAGAAGAACAAGGAGATGGACCATGGCAAGACGCCAGCATGATCTTGGTGAGAACGCCGTAAGCGTGGACACGGCAGGCGGAACGCCTGTTTCCTACGATCATGTGCGCCTTTCAAGATACATCAACTATCCGGCGCTCAGAAGGCTTGAAGCCTTTTGGGAGATCGGCAGGACCGACGGCAGCGATTGGGTTCCTTCCACGGCTCCCGGCCACAGCGGCTTGAAGGTGTACGAGGACAGTGACTACGACACGTTGATAGGGGAATCCACACCTGCTGATCTGGAAGATCGGATTTACCTCGATCTCGTGTCAGACGGAGCGATTCTAGGCGGAACTCAAGAGAACTATCCGGCCTAAGGAACTGAGCGATGGCTGTAGCGACCGTACTTCCTACGGAATTCTTGAAGGGAGTGAACAAGGACGCTATCTCTCTAATCAAGGGTCATGTCGTCGCCGTGGACAGTTCAGGAATAGGAGTTTTGCGGGCCACATCGGCAAACAACACGCGCAATGCCATAGGGCTTGTTGTCGCCGGGGCTGCTCCTACTTTTGTCGCGAAAGTTCAGTTTTCGGGAAGATTCGAGTTGAGTGACTGGACGCCAATAACAGGAACCGTTTCTTTGTCGGCAATGGCGATCTACTATCTCGATCTTGTGAGCGGTAAAATGGCTACCGTTCCACCGACAGGAACAGGACAAATCGTTCAGAAAGTTGGAAGAGCTTTGAGTCCGCAGGTTTTGGAGATCAAGATTGAACCCTCGATCATTTTGGCATAAGGAGAAGAGAGATGGCGCTGCGAAAACCTCTTGTCGTCATTCAGGGTCAAAAGCAGGAGCTTCCCGCAGGAGATACCTTGGATGCACCCGTGACCGGTGTCGGCGTTTCCCAAATGACGAATGGAAACGCGGGAGCGATCTCCAAAGGCCAAGTGGTCTACATCAACGGAGCCAACTCCGTTGATCTGGCCAAGGCGGATGCCCTTGGAACCTCCAATCCGACCTACAGGTTCGTTCGAAGTTCGTCCATTGCCCCCGCCGCCATCGGAGACATCCAGCATGATGGCGTCCTGGACGGATTCACCGGACTCACGCCGGGGGCCAAGCAGTGTCTTTCGGCGGCGACGGCGGGATTGCGAACGGAAGTCGCCCCGACCGGAGCGGGCGAAGTCGTGATTCTTCTCGGCAAGGCGATCAGCACCACCGAGATCGAAATCGAGATCAGCGACACCGTTCTTCTGGTATAAGGACTGAATCATGGCCGTTCGAAGGCCGGTTGTTGTCATTGCTGGACAGAAGCAGGAACTTCCTATCGGGGATACTCTTCCTGGTGGTCTTACGGACCAGGAAAAGTTGATCGCGGGCATACCTGTTGCTTCCGCCCTGGCATTGACAGAGACTCTTGAATTCGATGGAGTCAACGACTGGATTGACATCGGGAATCCGGCAGAGATTCAGTTCGACCGGCTGGACTCGTTTTCTTTCGGCATTTGGTTTTGCACTCTTGAACTTTCCACTGTCGGCGCTCTTTTGAGCAAGCGGCTGGACGGAGGAACAAGGAGAGGTTGGTCGCTTGTTTACCGTCCGTCTAATCCCGATTTTGTCGTTGGCATAACGAGTACGGATACCTTGAACGGGATCGAAGTGGATTTTCCCATAGGCTACAGAGAAGTCAACAACGGCCTGTGGCATCATGTGTGCGTGACCTATGACGGAAGCAGCGCGGCTTCAGGTGTGAAGCTGTATTTGGACGGCAAGGAACTAACGCGGAACAACATCACGGGAGACAACTTGACGGCCACCATAGTCGAAGCGGCGGCGAATCTTGCCATAAGTTCCCGTGACGGATTTAGCAGATTCTTCGATGGATTCTCAACGAGCGCGACAATCTGGAACGCTGAGTTGACGGCTGAAGAAGTCCGCGAACTCTATAATGCCGGAACTCCGTCCGATCCGACTTTCCATAGTCTATCCGCGAATCTTGTCGGCTGGTGGCGCTGTGACCAAACAGACACCGCTCCGACAATCACGGACAACTCCGTCAACAGCAATAATGGGACGATGGTCAACTTCCCCGCGTCCCCGTTTAGGAACAACTACCCTCCTGGCGGGAGGATGAACACGTGAGCAATGTAGCATACGCAATCGTTCCCTCTACCGAAATCACGCAAGAGATGATTGACGTGTCCACGTCGTTGTCGCTCGGCACCATGTTGAAGTCAATCGACGGAACACGAGTCGTGGTGGAATTCCTCCCGCCCCAAGAACTATTCGACTCATATGACGTGTACGACAACGCGGCCATCAAGGAAATTCTTATGAACGAAGATTGGATGGCCGCTTTTCCAGGTAACATTCCTTCCAGGCTTTTGATAAAGGACAAAACAACAGGTGCTCTTTTCCGCATTGTCTGTGACAACGGAGTGCTCGACGTGGAAAGCGTGTGAGGAACAGGAATGAACATTCAGGCGAGGCTAGCGGCTTTTGGCGGCGACATTTGGGCTTCTCCCAAGTGTCTCTGTCTGAATCCGCTTCTTTGGCCCGCTGTTGTCTACGGGATGCCAAAAGTGCATTTCACATGGGATGACTACCGTTGCTTTACGAGTCTCATGCAGCCCGGAGACTTCATCCTTACACAATCCAGACACTATATTGGTTCCGCGAAGTTCATTCCTGGAGCATGGAAACATCTTGCTGTGTTTACCGGGCCTGTCACCGGATACAGGGATCAGAAAACGAAGTTCATCTACAAACCTCGATCTCTTGGAGTGGACAGAGTTCATACGGGCGGACAACAAGTGGGGACGTTCGTAAGAACGATTACACACGCGATCAGCGAAGGAGTGGTTGTTCAAGACTTGGGAGAACTTCTGTTCCATTCCGACTATGCCGCTGTCGTTCGTCCGTGGGTCGTGCATTCGGAAGCGCAGATCATTGTTGATGCCGCATTGAGTCAATCCGGCATCGGCTACAACTTCGATTTCAAGCCGAGCGGTAAGCCCGCTTCGTATTGCACCGAACTTGGCGCTTTCTGCTGTGACAAGATCAAGCGACATGCTCCGTCGAAGAGGAAAATCAAGGCTTCTCTGACAGCGATCTTTCTTCCGTTCGATAGATTCAAGCAGAGAGTCTATCTAGCGGATGCGTTCTTGCAGTTCCCGATGATTTGTTGTTCCGTGGCCTGCAACAATCCAATGTTCAGCAAGCAAAGCATGTGGCCGGAAAAAGTGAGACAGGCAGTGTTGACAGCGCCGGATGCAACGAGGTTCTTGAAATGATACGTGGCGTCAAAGACGAGACAACTTCTTTGGGCCTTCAGTTGGCTGATAGGGAAACCACGAAGTTTCCTCAAGTGGAAATCTTCATTCCCGGATCGGCAACACCCTTTGTCACTGTCGATCTTCCGCATCGTTCGGGCGGCTACTATGAAGCGTCCTACACCTTCACTGCCGTAGGGAAGTACAACGCTCGTTTCGTGACGTACACCGATGCAGGACACACGACGCTGGACGAATACATTTCGACCGAACTTGAAACCGTGCTCGTGGAAGCAAACGATCTGGATTCCATTCGGACTGCCGTCGATACAGTTACCGGAGACGTAACTTCCCTTCTGACCCTCTTGCAAAGAGTCCTTGGGCTTGTCCAAGAGAACTTCAGAATCTTCTCTCCGGTGTATGACGCGAGACACAACTTGACTTCCGCGACGATCAGGATATACCCTTCCAAGGCGGATACCATCGCGAACACGAACGTTCTCGCGGAATACTCCGTATCGGCGACGTACAACGTGGACGACGAGATGCTTACGTATCAGGTGGTCAAGGAGTAGTACGATGGCTTCAGGCGTGTGTTTGGCAACCAAGGGAATGATTTGCAGGCCGAGAAGAAACTTGTGCCTGCACTTTCCTTTGACGGGAACAATCGTTGTCAAGCGAACCGGCTTGAAAGGAACCATTGTTGACAAGAGCCAACTTGTCGGCACCCTAAAGTGCTGTTGCGTCTAAGGAGCGGAAGATGGACGTTGAAATCTTCAGGGGTGACAACCAAACGCTTGAAGTGACCGTTAAGGACGTTGACGGCGTTGTGTTTGACATCACCGGAAGCACAGCGCGATTCACCGTCCGAAAGGACTTCAACACCACAGCTTTGATCGAGAAGTCTTCTGCCGTTGCTGGCGAAGCCGCGATCACCGATCCAACAAATGGCGTGCTCGAAATCTATCTTGTTCCCGCTGACACAAGGGAGTTGAACTATTGCGGAAACTTCGTGTATGACGTTGAAGTAGAGTTGCCTTCTGGCGACATTCACACAGTTCTTCAAGGCGTGTTCAAGATCAAAGGCGACGTGACTTACAGCGGATAGGAGTGTGAGATGAAAGGTGACAACTACACAATGACGATCATTTTTACGCTCCTTTCGGCGCTCTTAGCTGTCGTTGGAACGTTGATCTTTGTTATTGGGCGGCTCTTTTGGGGCAAGTTGAAAGAAGTCGAAGGAAGATTGATCGCTCACGAAGAGAAACACCGTGAAGATGTGAGACATCTCTACCAGAGGATAGATGACGCCAAGAAGGACATCAACGATCTTGACGCGACTGTTTCAGGTTTTCCGGGAATCTATTTGACCCGGAAAGAGTTCAACGAATGGGATATAGCAACTACACGTAGCGGGAGAGGAAAGCGATGAACATTCTCGTTTTCGATTCCAATAGGGTTTTTGCGAATCATGTTGCGGAGAGGATCGCAGGTTTCGTTCCGCAAGCGTTCGTGGACACATGTCCCAATATATACATACTCAAACGTAGGCTGGAAAACAAAACCTACGATTTGATTTTGGCGGATGTGTTGTCCACAATCGATGCAGACGAAGTTATCGCTGTTCTTTCTGAAATCAAGACTCTCGTCGTCATTTGGACACCGTTGAGCACGGATATGGCGTGGAATCTCATGTCGGAGTGCAAACGGGATTTCATCAGGAAGCCGTCGTTGCCGGATGTTCAAGCGGCTCTCACTCCTTACGTAGCGAGGGTCAGCAACAGGAGTGCGCCTGTATGAACACTTCAACGCTGAAGAAACATGCGTCGAAGCATGGATTTGAATTGATTAAGTTCGTGCTCGCGCTATGCGCCGCGATCATCGGATTCTACTACACGTTTCTTCAGATGCAGCGGGATGTGAAAGAGAACAAAGAAGGCATTCAGAGAAACGAAGAGCGCCTTTTGCCGGTCAACAAGCGGAGTTGGGAAAACCACGGCAACATCAAGGACTTGCAGAAAGATAACGAGCACAACAAGGAGATCACCGAGAAAGCGTACAAGAGAATCGAGCGGCACATGGAAGAACAGAAGGCGTGGAACACAAAGATGGACACGCGCCAGCAACAGATGCAGATAGACGTGAAAGTCATTCAGAAGGAACTGGAGACGCGGAATCCGTGAACAGTCTTATGGAACCCATGGCACCGCGTGTCTGCACGCGGGAAACCAGTCAACCGACTGTGCCGTTGGATAGTCTTGTTTTGCGTATTCTCCGTCTTGCCGAAATCCTTTCTCAGAAGAGGCACTTCAAGTATCAGAAGGAGTTCGGCTATCGTTTTGTGGAAGCCGTTCTTCTCCATGACGGCGACATGCTTACCGCGCTTTGGGCTAGGCAGTCCGGCAAGTCTCAGTTGATTGCGGACATTCTCGCCGCGTGCTGCTTGATTCTTCCGCTTCTTGCGAGAATGAAAATCTTCGAAGACGATTGGCGCTTGAACTGTACCGACGAGCAAGGCAACTATCGCGGCTACAAGTACGGTGTCGTTGTCGGCATCTACGCGCCGAAACAGGAACAGGCTGACATCGTTTACAGTCGCCTTCGTGACACGCTCGAAACGGACACCACGAAGGAAGTAGCCGCCGAATTGAACGTTGCCCTTGACATCGGCAACGCCAACAAGACTCGTCTTTCGAATGGAAGCCGGATTCGTTCTCAGTCGGCTTCGGAACAGTCACACATCGAAGGCGACACGTACCACATCCTGATTCTTGATGAGGCGCAAGACATCGGGACGCTGAAGGTGAGGAAGTGTTTTGCTGAAGGCACGCTTTTCATTACTTCTGGAGGAATCGAAGTTCCTGTGGAAGAAGTTGTCAAAAAGAAACTGCCTGTGTTGACTCCTTCTGGCTTTTTTGAGTCTCGTGATATTGAGTACCATGATAATGGTGTGCAACCCGTGTATCGTGTGACATTAGCAGGAGGAAGATACTTAGACGTTACGGCCAATCACCGGCATTTTGTGCGCAGCAGAACTCGGAGGGTTCCTTTCGAAGCCTTGACTTACGAAATCCAGCCCGGCTGGCAAATGGCTGTTCCTACACGATTGAATAATGCAGCAGGTGTCTTAGGGAACTTTGATCGAGGATTCTTGCTTGGCTTGCTTCTTGGTGACGGATGTTTCACTGGCGATAAGCCGCAAATAATTGTTGAGCCTTCTGTAAAGAAACTACTTGACCGTATATGTCCGCATGAATTCGGCGTGCGTCCTGTAGTCTATAACGAGCAATCTAGTGGAATGCTTGAATGTGGGCTTACTTCGCCTGGAAACAAGAAAGGCTCTAATAAGTTGACAGAATGGCTGAAAAAAATCGGCGTTTGGGGGGCAAAGCGTGAGAACAAGCGTATACCCAATCTTCCTTGGAGCTTAGAATTTCTGCGCGGACTTGCTTCCGGGTTGATTATAGCTGACGGCAGTATAGAAAATCCGACTGTGAAACCTGTTGTTTCATTTTCCAACTGTTCAGAGTATCTTGTAGACGGCCTTCGGAAAACTTTGTTACACTTCGGCATTCAATGTGCTAAGTTCGAAGGTTTCGTGGAAAGCACAGGGAATTTGCCGGGAATAAAAGAACGTCTAGGCACCTATATGTACCGACTGCATATAAAGTCTGTTGAAGATGTGCGTGAATTTCATAAGCAGTTTAACTTAGGGCCAAAACAAGACGCTCTTGAAGCGGGTATCCGCACTATTCAAGGAAAAAGAGGGCGGAGTAGAAGTCAGTTTTATCCTGAAGACATACAGTTTGTTAGTGTTAAATCCGTCAGACATATCGGAAAGAAACCCACATACTGCGTGACTGTTCCAGATGAACGGCATTTTGTCATTGCTAATGGAATCGTAACAGGTAACAGCCTTCATCCCATGGTTGCCGCGTACAACGGCGTCATTGTGAAGATCGGAACTTGTTCGACGGAGAAGTCTGATTTCTACACGTCGATCAAGTCCAATCAGCGTTTGTACGCGCAAGGCGAAGCGAAGAACCACTACCGATACGACTATCTTGTTTGTCAAAAGTACAACTCCATGTATCGGGACTACATCAAGAAAGAAAAAGTTCGCCTTGGTGAAGACAGCGATGAGTTCCGTCTTAGCTATTGCTGCGAATGGTTGCTTGAGCGTGGACAGTTCATCACGGACAAGCAGCTTATGACGCCCGCAATCGCTAAGACGCACGGCGGCTATCACGAGATTTGGCACCGATCTTCTCGTGTGACAACTCAGATCGCCGGGATTGACTTCGGAAAAATCCACGATCCAAGTGTGATTACCGTAATGGACGTGGATTGGAGAACTCCCGTCGCTGATGAATGGGTTGACACGCCTGAAGGGAGTTTCCATTGGATCGCCTACAACAAGCGTGTCGTTGCTTGGCACATGCTTCTCGGCGACAACTACGAGCACCAATTCCACGAGATTGTGAACTTCCTCTCCAATTTCAAAGGACTGAGGAAGATCACTCTCGATGCAACAGGTGTGGGGGAATGGGGACTTGACAAGTTCACCGTGTACTACAGCGAGTTTGATCGCGGGAAGGGGGCGGATGGAACGCCTGAAATGGGATTTGTCGAAGTGCAGGGAGTGAAGTTCACCCCGGCTTCGAAGTCGGATGGTTTTAAGATATTGCATTCCGATCTCATGTCGGGTAGACTCTCCTTCCCTGCCGGAGAGAAGGCGAGAAAGTCAAGACACTTCAGGCGCTTCGTGGGAGAGATGTTGGACTTGAGAAAGTTGTACAAGAACAACTACATGGTGTGCGAGCATCCAGACGAACCGGGAGCGCATGACGACTACCCTGTTTCTCTCATGCTTGCCGCCTACGGCGCGCAGGAACCGGCAGACACGGGCGAAATCGAAGTTCAACAGAACTTCATGGTAGGAGCGGGGGTAATAGCGTAATGGCACAGCGTGGCGGACGTGGACAGAAAAAGAAGCTGCCCAAGTTGGGAACCGGGAAACGTTTTCAACGGCTTCAACGATCCTTGGGAAGACAGGAAGACGGGATTGAAGACCCAAAGGCTTTGGCCGCTGTCATAGGCCGGAAAAAGTTCGGCGCAAAGAAGATGGCCAAGATGGCTGCCGCTGGACGCAAGAGGGCTAAGTAGTGTACCGAATTTTCGGCACACTAATAGAGTGAGGTTAGACCATGAGCAAAGTGCTTGGCTTCTTGAGAAAGACTTTCACGGGACGTACCGATACGTATCTCGATTCTGCTTTGTCGGGGAACGATGTCTTGGACGTTACCGGAACTTTCTTTGAAGATCACTCCCGAGACTACACGCATACACGCCTTGCTCGCTACAAGCGCAACTGGCGCTTTTATCGCGGAGAACACTTCGAAGTTCGAACCATTGACGGGCAAAGAAAACTCGCCATCAACTACTGTCGTCCCATTATAAACAAGTCCGTCGATTGGCTCTTTGGCTCCGGGTTTAAGATCACTACACCACCGGGGAACGAAAACATTGTTCCGCTTCTCGATATGGTGTGGAGAGCCAACGATAGAGACAAGATGCTTTGGGAACACGGACAGATGGGCGCTGTGACAGGCGATGCTTTTCTTTACATCACCGTCGAAGATCGTGGTGTGGACGGAAAGCCTCTCCCTCTCGATCAGCAAAAGATCGTCATTCGCAATATAAACAGTTCTTATGTCCACCCCATCTACGACGAAAGCGACGAACGGGAGATGTATGCCGTTCTCATCCAGTTCCCGACTGTGTTCAACTCTTCGGACAGACCTTTGCGGGCCATGACATTGAGAAGCGGACGCCCGCTTGGATTGTACTCCATCATCATCACCCGGAGAGAAGTCGTTGAGTATTGGAACCGGGACGAGATTCCGGGTTCCAGAAGGAAGAACTTCCTTGGCCGGATTCCTGTCGTCCATACGAGGAACATCCCTATCGCAAGTTCGTTCTTTGGTGAGTCCGACATTGACGACATCATTCCTTTGAATGAGCACATCAATGAAGCGGCTAACGACATCGATTCGATCATCAAGTATCATTCCGCTCCGACAACCCTCATCTTCGGAGCGAGAGCGCAGCAACTTGAGAAGTCGCCGAATCAGGTATGGTCCGGCCTTCCTGAAAAGGCGAGAGTGGAGAACTTGGGACTGGAAGGGGAACTTGAAGCGGCAGTGAATCACTTGAAGTTCCTGAAGCTGTCCTTGCATGAAATCTCCAATACGCCCGAGAACTCCTTGGGATCGATCCAAGAAATCAGCAACACATCTGCCGCCGCGTTGGAAGTGACCTATCTTCCTTTGATCGAAAAGACTCGAAGGAAGTACACGACATACGGCAGTTCCATCGTCCAGGCGAACGAGATCGTTCTTCAGATTTTGGATCAACGCTTCGGCGTCAAGATCGGAGAACAAATCCAGGACAAGACGAGGATGTACGAAACGGGAATTGAGTTCAACTCCCCGTTGCCGCGAGATGAAAAACTCGTGGTGGACATGCTTGTCGCCAAGATGGAGCAAGGATTGGAGTCCAGAGCGGGAGCACTGAGAACTCTCGGTGTCAAGGACGTGAAGAGGAGGATGCTGGAAATCCTCGCAGATCAAAGACAGACGTTGGCCGAAGACGTTGAACGCGCTGTGGCGGCTCTCGGCGAGCGTCCCGTGAATCTGAACGTGTACGCGCTCGGCTCATACGGATTGAACCTGCCTGAACTGGAAGCCTCTTTCCAGGCGCAGGATACAGCCTATGACGAGCTACTGTCCGAAATGGAGAAGACGGAAGAGGGTGTAGGCGGGGGAGAAAGTCCTTGACATTTTCGGGGATAACCGAATAATCGGTACACTACCGTAAGGGCACTGACCGTGGGCGTAGGGACGACTGGGAAGCACGGCGCATCGTGAAGTTTCGTGTAGACTTGTTTCGGGAAGGAGAAAGATCATGGCTCGTTTCACTCACGGTCTGAGCGATGACTACCTTGGTGGCAGCGATCAGTCCGTAATGGAAGGGGCGTTCCGTGCCGGAATGCTCCAGCAACAGGGCACGCAGCAAGGCTCGAAGATGGACGGCGAGCGCGTGACCCGGATGCAAGGCGCTGGACTGTCTCAGCCTGTCGGCAGGGGCACCACCGTTCGTTCAAAGCCCGCTGGCAGGTAGTACGTGGATCATGTGGAGTTGCCGACTACTGACTAAGAACAAGAAGGAGACGAGAGATGGAAACGACTAGTGGAATCCCCGCGTCAAAAGCGACGGCTGCGCTTCAAGCCGCCGAAGAGAAGAAGCGTCTTGGGGCAGAGGGGAATCAAGCGGCAACGCCTGCTGTTGTCGAGAAGGTTACTCCGACTCCCGAAGCCCGTTGTCCGTCTTGTGGATGGGATGGGCAAACGAAGACGGAGTATCCAGCCGACGTGAAAGCTGAACTCGAAAAAGTTCGGCAGCAAGAGAAGCAAAAGTTGTACGACAAACTTTCCAAACTCGAACATTACGAGTCGGAGAACGGAACTCTCAAGCAGAACGTTACGCTGTTGACCGATCAGAACGCTGAACTTCAAAGTGCTGTTGACACGCTGAAGGCGAAAGTCGAAAAGGCTTCTTCAAAAGCAAAGAAAGAAGATAATCCTGGGTTTGATGTCCAAGCGTTGATCGAGGACACAGCCGCCCAAGCCACTGCCGCAATGAAGAAGCAGTTCGATGAAGAGCGTGCACAGTACACTACCGAGATCAGGGAACTCACTTCTCGCGTCTCGGCCCTGCAAGGCGACAGCTTAGCTGCTTTCCGTCAAAGACTCATCGATGAAGCGGGTGGGAAGATTGTTGCTGAACTCGTGAAAGGCTCGACGGAAGAAGAACTTCGCGCGAGTGCTCTTGAGGCAAAGGCTGTCTATGCTCGATATTTCCCTGCCGGAGCAATTTCGAGCGCAGAACCGGCGGCGAATGCTTCATCGTCTGAATCCGCACAGACGCCACAGGGGACCACCCCTACTGCCACCATGCCACAAACGCACAGCGTCCCCGCTGCAAATGGGGTGCAACCGGCGGCTCCTACGCCGTTGTCTGCTCCCCGTCCGGCAACTTCGGGCGTCGAAGGCATCCCGGCGCAAACCGAAGAAGAAAAACTTCACCAGGATGTGAGAAACATGTCCCCTGAAGATTACGCGGCTAATCGTAAGAAGATTTTGAGCAGAGTGCGGCAGATTTATCCGCGCAATCCAAATCCTCTTACAAGCCGATAGTCTTTGAGGGACTAGACTGTTTGGAGAAAGAGAACAATGGCCATTGCAACCGCAATCGCGTCTGGTGGCGGCGCTACTCCTCTTCCTGAAGCGATCCTGGAAGTGTACTCGCAGGAAATCATCTTCCAGGCGCAACCCTTGCTGCGCTTTGAACAGGTGGCGAGTGTGAAGGAAGAGTTGAACGTCCTTCCGGGCCTGACGATCAAGTTCCTAAAGTATTCTTCCCTCACCGGCTCGAATGTTCTCACCGAGAACGTTGACATCGTGCCGGATGCCCTGGCCGCTTCGCAGATTAGCATCGCTGTTGGCGAGCGAGGCAAAGCCATTGGGGTGAGCGAACTGTTGCTTCGCTCGTCTTTCGATGACATCTTGGCGAGTTCCGCGCAACTGCTCGGAATGCACTTCGCCAAGACGCGGGACGCGGAAATCCGCGATACGCTGTACACCGTTCCTGGCGCGCTGTACGCGCGAGGCAGAAGCGGACGTGCCGCTATCACGAGTTCCGACACTTTCGACGTGGACTTGATTCGTGATGCTGTTTCCACCCTGGCAACCAACAAGGCTCCCAAGTTCAACGGGGATGCCTACATTTGTTTCATCCATCCTCATCAGGCGAAGTTCCTTCGTCGGGATCAGGCGTGGGTGAATGCCGCGAACTACGGCGCTCCCGATCAGATTTTCCTTGGGGAGATCGGGCGCATCGAAGACGTTCGTTTCATCGAGACGACTCAGGTTCGGAAGATTCTGAGCACCGATGGATCGATCTACACCGACAACGAGGATACCGGCGTGGACGCTGGCGTGTTCAGCACGAACGCCGATGTTTACTCGGCCCTCATCGTCGGGGATCACGTGATTGGCCTTGCCATTTCCCTGGAAGCGGAAATGCGGGACGATGGCGTGAAGGACCATGGGCGGAAGCACTCCATTGCCTACTACGGCATTTGGGGTACTGGCTTGGTCGAAAGTGCGCATGGTCTGGTGTTGGAGTCTGCGTGAGTGAGCAAGGCAACCGTGCAGGGAGGTTACATCATGCCGTGGTGGCACAAAGGACTGCACTCCATGTCCACCACGGGGAACTTTCCTCAGACCCCTGGCCGGTACGTGCATGATGGCGTGGAGGGGGCGGGCATGACCCGCTTAGACCAAATGGTCCCCGGAATCCGGCCTTGCCTTGTTTTGTGGAGCGCAGTACATAGGGGGATAGGGGCAACGGTGGCGAGTGTTTCAAAGCCGTTCCTATCCTCCTTTGTGCTAAAAGGAGAAATCGGATGAGCCGACAAATCAACGATGCCGATCCAAATGTCTTCGGAGACGGGTATAAACCTCAACGTGAATCGCCGCCTGTTGAAGTCATTGGCGGCGTTCTTGACGAAGCGGACCTTGGTGGTGTCACAAAGCACAGTGGCGCGACCAATCACGATGCCGGGGCGGGCACTTACGACATGAGTGTGACTGCCGACCAACTTCTCAACACGTACTTCAGCGAAGACAACGGGGCTTCGTACAAGAAAGTCTCCATCGATGGTCTTGTGGGCGCTACGCCTGCCGCGACCACGGCGGCTGAACTTGCCGCGCTTCTTGCCGCGAATGCCGTCTTCGACAAGTACATCGCCGCGTCAGACAACGGTGGAACGCTTCGGCTGAACGCGCGAATGCCTTCCAGTCGTTTCAAGATGTATTTCACTGGCGCTGCTGCCGCGAAGTTGGCTGGTGTTTTCACTACTGCCGTTGCTCCGGGAAGTGCTGTTGGTGGTGCGGATCAAGCGGGCGGGGCTTTTGAGTTCACCGTGCAGGATCAGGAAGGAAATGTTCTTTCCAACAAGAAAGTGTTCCTGTCCGCGTTGGATGCTTCTGGAGTTGTCATCGCTACCACGGCTCTTGGCCTTATGTCTCTTGGTCAACTTCTTGACACGGAGGCAGGTGGAAACGATGGTGTGGAGATGTTGAGTGACGCTGACGGGAAAGTGAGCGGCTACGTCGCCGACACGGCGGCGGAAGATGTCTACGTGACTGCTCGTGTTGGAAGCAATACCGCTGCGTTGGCGGTTCTTTCGCAAGGGCAGAAGAAAGTCACCTTCGTCTAGGGAGACGAGGATGTGAGTAGAGAGAATGACACGTGGACTCTCTCGAAACAACCGTGTCGATTTTTCACTAACAAAGGAGAAAGACCATGGCGAAGGACAACAAAACTCCCCCGAAGAATGCGGGCACGAACGAAGCACCGAAGGACGAAGGAAAAGGCGATGTGGGCACGGCTACTGCCACGTCCCCGTCTGCTTCTCCAACAGCGGAAACAATCGTACCACAAAGTTCCGCTGCCGTGAACAACCCGGCGAAAGTTGCTGAGATGAATCAGCCGCGATCAACAAGGCCAGGAAAGTTTCTGCACGAGTTTGAGTTTGTGGATGAAGCTGCTTTGCGAGAAGATGGCTCGGAAGTTCTTTCCGCTGGCGGTCTTCGCTCGCAGAACACGATGGAAAAAGTTCGTCAGCGAAAAGCTCTTCAAGCGAAGATCGACAACGCGGCGAAAAGGTTCATGCAGACATATCAACCCACGGATGCGAATCCGACTTTGGCGCGCAGTACGGAACTCGTCACGATTCGCGCCATGAAGTCGCACCATCCCGCACCGACGATAGGCACGTTTAGTTTTCAGGACGTGTACAACAGCTTTCTCGACGGGATGAAATACGTTTGCCCCCGTTTCGTGGCAGACGCGCTTGAAGAGGGAGACAACGCCATCACGCTTGAGTAAGGGGAATTACGATGTCTTTCGAAGTGATGTTGCTGGATCAGTACAGTGTGATCGATTCCCCGAAGCGTCTGGAACTCATCGGGCGGTTGCGCTCTATGGGAAGCGTGCCGCACGATGAGCTACCAGACAATGAACTCTCGGCGTTTCTTTTTGACGGCGCTCGTCTCTTCAATGAAGAGATTCAAAGTTTCGATGAAGTGAAACCCATTGAAGAACCTGCAATTCTTCTTTGGGCCGCGATGATGGTAACTGATTCGCGCCTACTCCACTTCGCCAAGTATTTCCTGATTGATTCTCGTGTCGGGAAAACCGATCCAGGCCAAAGCGTAAAAAACAATGCGCTCATCAAAAAGGAACTTCGGCAACAGTTCGAACGTTACTTGGATGATTCTCAACTCACTCTCGGTGACGAGAGCATTCTTCAAGGAGAACTCATCCGGCGAGATATTGTGATCGATGCTATGGTTCCTACGGATGTTCAACACACTCCTCCGAAAACAACGCTTCAGTTGTTGAAGAAGACGGACACGACGATTGACATCCAGTGGACGCGGGCAACGGTGAGTGACTTCTACTCTTACGTTGTCTACATCGATACGCTTCCTGAGATTGAAGATAAGACGCGCCTTTCTTCCGCTTTGACAAATCCAGGCGTGAGAGAAGGGCTTGAACCCATTCTTGTCATCTCTCAGGAACAGTGGCAGAACGCCGCTAGACTGAGTGACTTGACTCCCGATACCGTCTATTGGATCGTCGTTGGGACGACGGACTACAATGGGCGCATCGCCATCTCCAACGAACTTCAGGTGAGGACAGATGCCTAGAATTCTTGACAAGAGAGTAGCGGCACTCAAGCGGCAAGGCTTCGACGAAAGCCGTGCTTTTGCCATCGCTACGTCTGCCCTTCAGAAAGAAGGGAAGATGGAAAAAGGATCGCAGAAACTTGTCCGGGGCGGACGTGGAAAAAGTGTACCGAAGAAACGGACAGGGAAAAAGAATCGGAGAGCGTGATATGGACGCCACGATGGAAGCACGTTGGGATAAATGTATCGATGACGTTCTCGCTGGCGAGATCAACATCGATGTTCCCAACGATTTCGTGTGCGCGTGGGCTGACTGTCCAAAGGAGAAGGGCGACCCCGACAGGTACATCATAGGAGTGTTGAAGTGTCGCATTTGTCTGAGAAAGCATCTCGCGGCATGGCCGAAAGACATCTTTGAGGATTTTACCCAAGAGTGCGATCATTGTTTTCATCGCACATGCGAGCCTGTGACAGACGATGTGGTGTTCGCCGAGTTCACCAAACCCATCGTTCCGCTGAAGGAGATTTGAGTTGGCTCTTCTTCCGAACTTTCCAAAGGGGCTTGGTCCTCGTGAAGTCGTAACCTTTAACGAGGAACTCAAATCAATTTTCCATCAAGAGCGTTCATTGCTGAATGATCCTCTTGTAGACTTTCACCAATACGCTTTTTGTCGGGAAGACCTTGGAAGCGGAAACATTCGGCCTAGAAGGGAATTGGTGAAACAGTACACTGCCATTCCCGCCAGTGTGCCGAATCTGGATGACGAACAAATCGCCAACAGCGGCGGATTGATTCTTCCCACGGATCGTTTTTTGAGTGTGTACGATGTAAACCCGAACATCCTTTCCGTGGTTACTTGGCCGTCTGGATCGGGCAATCTGTTCACGATCAAACGAAAGGAGTACAACCCTGCAAGTGGACGCTGTGAAATGCTCATTCGCCAAGACAACCATTTGAAAGGTGTTGTGTACACGCGAATCAAGGCTCAGACATTTGCAGGGCCGTCTTGGCAAGTGACAGACGACGTTGAAAAGATCGTACTGACTGTAAACAAAAGCGACGTGGACATGGAAGCCGAGTTGATCTTTTCGGGGATCATCGCTGTTGGAGATGTCGTCTTTTGGGCGTTGAAGGAAGAATTCAAGTTGCTTGACGAAACGGAATTCCGGCCAACAATGGAAGATAGGATTCTTGACACGGATCATACCGGAGCGGATCAAGAGTTCATTGTTGTCGGCGTTCGTTTCGATCCGAGAGAAGACTTCTACCGGCTGTTGTGTCGCCGGTACGGGGAGAACTGACCGAGATGTCATACTTAAACGTGTTTCCAGAGTTCGTAGGATTTGATCCTAGAAATGCAGGAAGGATCAACTCTGAACTTCTTGGCTATTCGTTTGAGGCTCCAACCTTTTCGAATAAGGCGTCGAATGCGTTTCACTTTTTGTTCCGTAAGGCGGCTCATTCCGTGGTTGGAACCTTGGTTTACTTTAACGCCTCTGTCTCTGTAGGCGTTAAGGTGGTTTTCAGAGCGTGTGACGTACTCAAGATTGTCTCGTCTGTTGTTGGTTCTTTTTCCGTCAATGTGGTTGACTTCAAGGCCAGGAGGGCAAGGACTGACGAAGGCAAGCATCACAAGACGATGGATGTTTATGCGTTTGCGCTTTCCTTTCTTGGAAAGATCAACGCTTACATATCCTGTTTTGCCCGTTGGCGAAGGCTTGAGTATTTTTTCCGTAGTGTCTCTTCTCACAAGTCCTGTGTGGGAGACACTGTAGAAGCCTTCGTAGCCTGGAATCTGTTTCCATCTCATGTCTTAACTATTACACGAAAATCGTGCGATAGTCAAGTCAGAAATGGGAATAAAGATGAGGAGGGCACTAACGATTAGTTACGAGATTTTGGAAGCTGTTAGACGCGCGTTGGTGGCTTCTGACGATCCTACCACGGGCGTTGGGCCGCTTGTTGGTGATCGGATTTATCCGTCCGACAGCAAGATGCTTGAGGATTTGACAGACGGCAAGCTGCCTGCCGTAACGTTTAACATGCTGGCCGAAACTGTTGATCCTTGCGGAAGGATCGACGGGACGGTTCAGATCGATGTGATTCACAAAGGGCAGACGAAGGAGAAGAAAACCATTTGGTTGGTTCACCGGGCCATTCAGTTGGCCGTGACCCCAAGGCTTCTTCAAGCCGTGGTTCCGTCTCCCGTGCCGGATTTGAAGATCAATGTCGCTCTTTTCCGGCAAGAGTCGGTTGAGGATAACGTATTCGATGAGAGAACGGATACGTACCGGCTCCGCAGTCAGTGGGCCACTAAGTATGTTAGGACTCCATGATGGCTGAAAGCAGATTGGCAGTCATGCTTGGGACTGACAAACAGCGTGCCCGCAGAGAATTCCGCGAGGCGTTGCGGAATGTTGGTGTGAGACTCGAAAAGGAGATTCGAAGAACCGCACCGCGCGGGGATAAGAATGCTCCCGGTCCTTATCGTAGAGAAACAGGAAAAGGACTAGTCGATTCTCTCCGTGTTGTCGTCCGTGGCGATAGCGTTACTGTCGTTTCGGATGCCCCGCACTTGTTGCCGTTGACTGAAGGCTTCGGCCCGAACTTCATCTTCGCAAAGAGGGCGGGGGGAATACTGGCCTTTCCTAACAAGAACTTTTTGTTGCGGAAAGGGACAGACACGCTTCGTCGAAGACGGAGCAAAGCACAAAGGAAGGGATTGGGTAAGGGGAATCTCTACAAGCAATATGCCACTCACGTACTTCACCCTGGAGCGAAGCCCAATCGTTTCTTGCAAAAGGCTGTGTCCAAGGCGAGGAAGTTTCTCCTTGAGGAACTGAGACGCCTTCGATAAGGACAAAGACAGGAGTGTGGAACAATGGCTCATTACGAGCGCCCAAGTCCCTACAACTACACTCTTGGGGGCATTCGTTTGTGGGTGAACGAACTTCTCGATGCTTCCGCAACTCCGCCTAAGTATCGCGGATTTGTCGATCTTGGCTGCATCGAAGAGGCTCCTTTCGCACAAGCGATTGACTTTCAAGAGCACTTCTGCGCGTCCACCGGAACGCGGGTGAAGGATCGAAAGATTGTCAAGGAAATCTCTTCGACCATCACTGTCACCATCGTTGAAGCCGATCCCGAGAACCTTCGGCTCTTCTTCCTTGGTGGGGACATCACGGACGTTGCTGCTTCTCCAGGTGGTGGGAGTGTGACAACCGAAGTGATGAAGCTGACCGGAACGGAAAGGCGCATTCTGAAGGATGGTGTCAACGCCTCTTCGGTTGTTGTTGAACCGTATGGTGGCGGCGCTGCGTTCACTGTCACGACCGACTACGTGATCGAGGATCATTTCGGCCACAAGGCCATCCGTCGTGTTGCCACTGGCAGCATCGGCGATGGCGACTTCGTTGAAGTGGACTACACGCATGATGTTTTGGAGAGCAGAAGTTTCAATCCGCTCACCCAAATTCTCAAGACTGCGCAGGTCCAGTTCATCGGTGTGTCGGATACCGGACAGGAAATGATCGCACAGTTTGACAACGTTCAGATCAATCCGACTGGTGACTTCAGTTGGAACAGCGACGACTGGACTTCGTTCCAGTTGGAACTGGACATTCTGGACAACAGCCTTGCTGCGCCGAGTGCGCCCTACGGGGTCATTCAGCAACTTGGGGCTGGCCAGAACATTTAGTCGATAGCATGTGCTGTCGGCTGTTACTGTCCGAAAAGGAGAGAGGGAGTGAGGGCCTTGAACCTCACTCTCTCTCTTTCATTTATCACGGGAGATGACTGACATGAACGGAGAAGCCACGAAGGTAGACGAGTTGGCGGCGGAAAAAGAAGAAAAAGCAAAGCAGGAAGTTCCTGAGAAGAAGGAAGAAACCGAAGAAGAAAGAAAGGCAAGGCTTCGGAAACTTCTTACGACGAGAGAAGAAGAGTATGAACCTCTCGGCATGTACGCGGAAAAGCGCCCGAAGAAACTGATTCTTCGTCGCTGGCCGTGGGGCTTGGGAATGACACTTCTACCCCAAGGCGTTCAGATTTTCGGCTCTTCTCTTGGAGGTTTGATTTCTCCCCAAGGAGAGTTGGCAATCAGCATTTCATCCATGATCGGCATTTTCACCGAAGACAACATCGGAAAGATGCTCACGGACAATTCTGCGTCTGTGACGGAAATCATCGCAAAGACGCTCGCGCAAACAGATGACAACAAAAGGCCGTACAACTTCAGCAGCGAAAAGGAGGCTTTCGATTACGTCCATGAACTTGAGTTCTTCGACATCGTTGAACTTGGAAAGATCATCTTCGAACAGAACTTTGAGTTCATCCTAAAAAACCTGCTAAGCGGACTGGTGACGATGGAAAAGATCGCCAGTCCGAACCTGTCTCCGACGCGCAAATAATCTCGCGCTTGGTAAGGCACGGGTACACGATAAGGAACATCTTGTGGGAGTTCAGCGAAGAGGAGATCAGCATCTTGTACAAGGAAGTCATCACGGGGGAGTTGGAGGACATCAAACAAATGGCCATCGCCACTCGTCTTGGCGTCAATGCCGACGCGAAACAGTTCAAACGAGTGATGAAAGAGTACGACGAAGCCGGAAAGGGAGATCGACCAAAAGAACGCGGGATCAATTCTCAGTTTGTGGAGAAGTTGCAAGTGCTCAACAAACTTAGAGGGAGCGGGGCAAGAAACAAGGGACGACCGAACTACAAAGGACGAGTCCCTAGAAGACCCCCGCCGCCCTCTATGGGGTAAGGGAGCAAGACCGTGGCCGAAACCATTCTGATTAGGCTTCAACTCGACACGCGAAGTATTCAAGTCGTTGAAGAACGCTTGAAGAAGTTTAAGACGCGAGTCGAAGCAAGGCTTAACCTGAAGATCAAAATCAATCAGGCTGCGCTTACGGCTACTCTCAAAGCCGCCGAAAAGAAGCTGGATGCTTTTCGGAAACGAGCACAAGACAGACTTGTTATCAAAGCGAGAATCCAAGTTGACAGCGCGGCATTGGCCGGACTCCAAACGGCACTCGCTTCGATAAACAACTTCACTCGGAAGATCGCTGCATCTACCACGGCGGCATCTAAAGGCTTCACTCAGTTTTCTACTGTGGTGAATCAAGCCAACAAAGCAATCAGAGACTTGAACCGCGCTCGTATTGCCGGTGGTGCTGGTGGAGCATTCGCGGAAACCACGAAGTCAGCGGGATTGCTCAATCGTGCTCTCGGAATAACGAGACAGTCGTTCTTCGGCTTTGTGGCGGCTGCCGCGATAGGCCAGCGTGTCTTGCGCAGCGTTGTTGAAACGTTCACCGAGTTCGAAACAAAACTTGTTCGTGTCGGGCGTTTGGTTGGAAAGTCCGGCGATCAGTTGCGGGACTTGGGAGAAGAACTTACGAACGTTGCAAGCAGTCTCGGCATCGCAACGAACGAAGTTCTCGATCTTGCGGAAGCGGCTGCGAGGTTGGGCGTTGCTCAAGACAATCTCGTGCAGTTTGTCAAGCAAGCCCAAAAAGTCGCTATCGCGTTGCAGTTGACCGGACAGGAAGCGGCTGAAGCGTTCAAGTCGTTTACGCTTCTCTTCAAGATCGACATTGCGAACATCACCAAGATCGGCGACGCATTCAATGCCGTGGCCGATGCTTCAGCCGTCTCCGCTGCTTCTCTCGTTCGTTTCGTGCAGTTCCTTGGACCTGTGGCGAATCAGTTCAACATTCTCGGCACGGAAGGCATTGGAGCTATGACGGCTCTTGGTGCCGTGCTCGCGGAGTTGGGTGTTTCGGCGCAAGTCACAGGAACAGGCTTGCAGAGAATCCTCGCGCAGATCACAGACCGTTCCAGGGAAGCGGCAAGAGTCGCGGGCGTTTCCTTCGAAGAGTTCTCGAAACTCCTCAAAACGGATATGCTCGGCGCTCTCGATCTTGTGTTGAAGGGATTCAATGCTCTTGATGCGCAAGGAAAGATCACGGCGCAAACGCTTCTCGGCCTTAACAACATTCGCGTTGGACGTGTTCTTAACTTACTGGCCGCGAACACGGAACGAGTGGCACAGAAACAACTCATCGCCAATCAGGCTTTCCGAGACGGCGTCTCCGTTGAAGCGGAGGTGCAACGGCAGTTGGCAACGCTTCAAAGTCAGTTCCAGCAAACGGCGAATGAAATCGGGCGTGTTATCAGAGATGCGTTCGAACCGTTCGGTAAGATCGTTAAAGACGTGCTTTTCCAAGTGCGCGAATGGATCAAGGAGAACCCTGAGTTCGCAAAGCAGATCGCAACGCTTGCCATTGAGTTTGGTGCGTTGGTTGCTGTGCTTGGCACCGTGGCGACAGCGGCATTCATCTTCATCGAAGTTTTTGGAAGTGCGCTCGGTGTCATAACGGCTTTCGTTGGTTCTGTGGGAAGACTTCTTCTTTGGTTGGCCAGACTTGTTCCCGCGTTTGGAGCAGCTTCAAGGGCCATCCTTTTCTTCTCGGTGGCTTCGACAAGAGCAGCAAAGATTGCCATTGCCAATCTCATCGCGGCTATCACAGGAGCAGGTGTGGGCGGCGTGAGTCTTATCGGCGCGCTCGGAAAAGTGCGTATCGCTTTTCTTGCAGCATCTAAAGCCGCACTCATCTTCCTTGCATCCGCAGCAAAGATCATTGCCGTTGTCGGAATCCTTGTTGCTGGCCTTGTGGCCATCATCGATCTTGCTTCCGAATTAGCCTATGCTCTTGGTCTGATTCAAAAGCCTACGGAATTCTTGAACACTGGATGGAAAAAACTCGGAGAGACGTTCGGCTTTGTCGAGAAACAGACGGAGAAAACCAGGAACAGGCTCAGGGAAATACGTGAAGAAGCAAAGAAATCGGCAGAAGAAACCGGCGCGTTGACGAACGCTGTGAACGTTTTGAACCAAGAGTTCAAGACGATTGCGGATGCTACAGAGCGTGTCAGCACGGGGTTGAAGGACTTCACGGAAGTTTCAAGAGAGTCCATCAACAATTTGCTCACGCAGTTTAGTCGTACAGACGTAAAACTTCAAGAGTTGATCGATCAGGAAGGTTTGACCGAAGGCATCGCAAGAACGCTTCGGCAAGGCGCTGTGGGCGTGCGGCAGGCTTTCGATCAATTCATACAGGAAGCGTTGACAAGCCGTGAAGGCAAAGTAGGCGAAGAGGAAGCTATTGCTCGCGTTCAGCGCGTTGTGGATCGGATCAACTTCATCGTAGGAAAGGATGCGCCGCAATTCAAAATCGAAGTTGATAAAGCCAATTTCGATAGAGTGCGCGGACAAGTCAACGAGTTTATCAAGGCACTTGCTTTTGAAGCTGTCTCCGATGACAGCGAAAAAGCAAGTAAAGCTCTCGCCAAGTTTCTTCAAGTCTTTGGTGCTATCGACGCAGCCACTTTTGGTGCCGAAGCTCTTAAACAATTTGATAAAGACCTGCAAAGCCTTCGAGAAACTTTTGACATCACATCGGAACAGGCGCTTATCTTCGCCACGAAACTCCAGGCAAGCCGGATTCCTCTTGCGCAAGTTGCTGGTGGCCTGAATCCTTTCATGTTCCAGCTTGAACGACTATTCGGGAGTGGACAGCGTGGAATAGAAGTGTTCGATGAGTTCATTAACACGCTCACAAAATTCCGATCCAGTATTGTTTCTATTCCTGACATCGATTTTGTTTCGGACCTGAAATTGGATACGGCCAACGAGTCATTGCGAACGTTCGTCAATTTGACGGCGGAACAGCAAACCAAACTCGTTGAGATCGTGGAGCAACAGAAAGTTCGTGCTAAACTACAAAAAGGCATTGCGGATAATGCTAAGGAAATTGCTAGACAGGAAGAAAAAGGTCTTACAGCACTCCGCAAGCGTTTGAACTTTCAGAAAGAAATACTGCGCTTCATCCAAAGGAATTTGGAACTTCAAGGTAAGGACAAGTCGCCAGAACTGCTTAAAGATGAAGAAAATACCAAAACAATCATTCTTCAGCTTGAAGAAAAGATTGCGAAGGAAACGAAGAAGACCCAGGATAACGACAAGGAACGTGTGCGGATCAATCGTCTCCTTGAGCGAATCAATCGGCGTAACGAATCTCTTCTCGCGCGACAGGCGGAAACTGCAAAGGATATGGCGGCGCAAATCGAAGCGATTCATAAACGCGAGATGGCAATCGTCGATACACTGCGTAAGCAAGGAGCGACTGCCCAGGACATCGCGAAGGCGCGTGTCAAGGCCACACAAAATGCCCTCCTTGCTGAAACAACTTTCTTGACGAAGCAGCTTGAAGTTTTCCGGCGCGAACAGCAAAAAGCCGTTCGTGACTTGGACAAACTTCAGAAGAGCGGAGAAGCGTTCCTTCGAAGACAACTTCGGCTGCTCGATCCTAACAAGCAGATCAACGCTCTTGAAGACCTGTTTGATGAGTTCCAGAAGGAAGCCCTCAAGGGCGGCTTCGTAGGTCTTGAACGTGTGGCTCTCACGCGCTTCCAGAAGCGTTTCCAGCAAGTCGCGGCAGAACAAAAAAAGGAAGATCAGACTCAACTTCAAGACTTGTTCAAGAAACGGATTGAAGTCCAAGAGAGGCTTCAGGAACTCGGTTTCGAAGACGAAAAGGCCAGACTCGATTCTCTCAACCAAAATCGTGAACGTCAGTTGTTGCGTGAGAAGGGCTTGAGAGGACAAGCACTCGAACTCGAATTGCAGAAGCGGATGTTTGAAATCGAACAGGAAGACAGGGTTCGAAACCGCAATTTCGAAAGTGCTACCAAAGAACTTGAAGAAACCGAAACCAAAATCACAGACATCCAAAACAGGACGTTCAACAATCAAGGCAAAGTACAAGCTCTTTACAAAAGCGCGTCTGCTGAATTGCAGAAAGCCTTTGCTATTGGCGATGCTCGCGTGAAAGAGATGGAGAGACGCGCCAAGAATGCTTCCAACGGTATTATCACGGCTTCGCGTGAACTTGCCGATGCGGCAAGGAAACTTGAAGAAGCCGCGAAGCTGGCGTTCTTCCGCCGAATCTTCAAAGAAGAGTTCGATCAGCAAAAAGCCACGAACGAAGCGCGCTTGGATGCCGCAAACGCGACCATCAAAACATTCACCAGTCTCCAACAGCTTTTGGATGTCGAATTCCGAGAGAAGCTGAGTGAGTTCGCGCGAACGTTCGAAGACTTCGGCACGGAGTTTTTGACTTCAGGAAAGAAGTTGGTTGCCATCAATGCTAGTCTTGGTGAGACGGAACAGTTGATCCGTCAGCTTAAACTGAAGGAGACTAGCGGAGAGATACTCACTGAAACTGAAAGGGAAGCCCTTCTAAACGCCGAAGCGCGGCAAAAGAGTCTCAAGAGGGACAGGAAGAGGCTTGAGGAAACCGAGAAGCAAAACAGGGAAACGCTGAGAGCGTTCCGGGAAAAGCAAGGTGCTTTGGCTGTTGAGTTCGCGGAAAGACTCAAAGAAGCCTTTCCTGAAAGAGAGGACTTGCAGAAAGCCTTTGCTGAAGGCTTCGATAAAATCCTCACGTCCGTTGAAAGGGCTGGCCCGACACAAGAGGCTTTTGGTTTTGTCAGTGAACTTACCGACAAAGCCATCCGCGATCTTATCAACGACATCAACTTCAGGCGCACTGAGATCGAGAAGAGCACGCAGAAGTTGTCCGACAAAATGGACACGTTCCTTGAGGCGCTTCCCAAAACAATCGAAAAGACTTTCGAAGCGTTCAAGAAGGGTAATGAAAAACTGAATGAAGCCGCTGACAAAGCGGAAGACATCGCGAAGCGCGCTCTCTCGAAGCCTGAAGTTGTCAAGCCCGTCGAAGAAGCGGCGAAGGCACCTGCCGAGCGTGAGAAGAAAGCCGCCAAGGTGAGTAAGGAGGATACGTCTGAGTTCACCAAAGCCGCCGCCGAAGAAGGAAAAAGAGTCGGCGATTTGGTGAAGAAGCAACAGGCAAAGTTCACTCAGTTTGCCCTTGATCTTGTCAAGGCCCAAGCAGAAGTGTACGACGTTGACTTGACTGACGAAGGCGCTGTTGCCGCCGCAAGAGAAAGGCTGATTCAGGCAACGGCCGCTTTGAATGACTTCTGGAGCAAACAAAGCAGCGCGAACAAAGAACTCTTCGACAGGATGTTCACGCTCATAGAGAACGCCGGGAAAGCGGCTTTTGACGCGGCAGAGTTCCCGCTTGATAAGGCGTTTGCTTTCAGACACGCCGCGATCACGCAGATGAACGAACTCTTCAGGCAGTTCCAGGAAACTGATTCAAGGCTTCGTCACACGGTTGTTTCTCTTGCTGAAAAACAACAAAAGGAAAAAGAGATAGAGCGCGAAATTCAAGAAGTTATGAAGGAAGAAATAGGAGCCGAAGGCGCAAGAGGAGTCGAAGGAGCTACGGAAGCCGCCGAAGCCGCTCCTATCGCGGAACCCGCCGTAGAAGCCACAGATCGTGTCAAGACGGCTACAGAAACCTTCACGGCCAAAGTTCAAGAAGGATTCACGGCTGTTGCAGGAAAGTTGAATGAAGTACAAGCCGTTTTTGACAAAGCTATCGTGCCGTTTACCGAAATGCTGAAAGGCATTAACTTGGAAACACTCAGTGAGGCAACTACAACCTTGAATGATTCCGTCGCTGACGCGAATGCTTCGCTCACAGGTCTTCTCGATGTTCAAAGTGAAAACATCGAAGCCATCAACGGGCTTGCCGAAAATGTCGCTGATTTTGCGTTACAGTCCGCCGAGAAGACGAGAGAGCACACGAACTACATCGCGGAGAAAAAAGAGAACGTGGCGACGGCACAGGAAATCCTCAACAGCGCAACTTTGTAGGAGAAAAGTAATGCCCGTGATTGAGCCAATGGTCCTGGAAATAGGCTGCGAGATCGCCTCTCGATTCACCTTCGAGAGGACACAAGGACCGAGCCAAGGATTGAAAGACATAGGAGTATACTATACTCTTGTGTCCGATCAAACGACGCCAGCCGCCAGTGGAACACTTGGTTTGGGGATTGGCGGCTTTTTGAATCCCAATCCTACTCGTGACTTCGGATTGAACTGGCAGGGATTGGCTCGTTCGACTCCAGCACCGTTGTTGCTGGGAACCACAAGCAAGTATGCGCTTGTTCTCGACAAACTGTACTATCATGGGCGGAACATTCAGGAAGTGGAAGACTTCATCCGTGCCGCTCCGAACGCCATCGGGCCGTATGCTGGAATTTTGCGTGTCTATGAGGACGACTACACCACAGTCTATCGAAGATATGTGAACAGTTACTATCGGAAGATGAGTCACGCTTACGATGGGTCGAAGAACTTCGTGGAGTACAGCTTGCTTTTCGAGACTTCGGAAGAACCTTTGGTGGGACCATAAGATGCCTGAAGTCACAACCCTTACGGGATTTAGAGAGGATCAACTTGAGATGCAGTTTGAAAGCGCATGGCGTTTGTCGTTCACTCTTGTTGAGAAGAGATCGGATGACACTCCTCTTGACATGGATTTGGTCTGGACGTACACGATCAACGGAACCGTTCGGCTGAAAGGTCGGCTGCGTACATTGGAAGAACAGATTTCTCCTAACGAAGACTTCCAGCGTTACGAATTGACGGACGGATTCGATGACGTTTCCAGGGAACCTTTTCTTCGTGACCGTGAGTACCCCGATTCTTCATCGGAAACGACGGCACGCTTTGCTTTCAATGACGAACGCTACACCGGAGAAGAAAATCTTGAAGACGCATTGAATGCAATCGTGAACGCGAGCAGCATCCTTACAGGAACGACGTTCGTTGATCCCGTTCCTAGTTCCGTGCTGATCGAAAAGAACATTCAAGTCGAGGGGCGCAGCATCGGAGAGATGCTGACGCAAATCCTCAAGTTTGGTCCTGCTTGGCGCTGGTACTACGACTCGTTGAATGACAAGGCGAAGTTCATCGATTTGACTGTCGTCAAACAGAAAGAGATTCGCCTTAGCAAGTTGGTCGGCCAATGGCATCTTCGGACGCCAAAATGGGACAACCTCGTCAAGTTGAATCTTCGGATCGACAAGTCAGACTGCTACGAGAAGATTCGGCTTGAAGGTCTTGGCCGATTCCGCTACAGGCCGGATGTCCAACTCTTGCCGGGATGGTTTAGTCAGTGCATAGAAGCAGAACACAAACCGGCGTGCTTCAATCTTGTTGAGCCTTATTTCCCGGAAGAGATTTCGGGATGTCCGCCGTTCGCTTGTCGCTATCTCTTTCCGAACGACATAAGACCTGCCGCGTTCTCTTTCAAGGAAGAGGACGGGAAGTTTTCCGTTGTGGGAGACAATCAGATTGTCGTCATGGCGAACATCCCAAAGAGAAATCTCGGACGTTGCAAAGAGGCTGAAGACTATCCGGGGGGCGAGATTCCAGAAGGCGTCGATCCTCATTGCGAAAAGCAAGAGACGCCTTGGGAATGGGCTGACTTCGAACTTGTAGAGGTTGCTACGATCACACCACCAGCAGACAAGAATTCTTGTGGTGAGTACGTAGTTTCCTTCTGTCCCAAGCGCCTCATGTCCATGCTTCCTTTTTGGTCGCCTGAAGGTAGCGAACATGTTGACGAGTATCCCACCGATCCGAAAATCTTGGTGTGGGATTTGTTCGCGAACCTTTGGGAAGACCTTGGCGAACTTGTTGTGGTGAAGACCGGAGGATGTCCGAACGGAAGAGTCTATCAGCGATACAACATCGATTGGGTGAAGATTCTCGATCAGAGCGGAGGCGTAGTCAGAGACGATGAGGCTTTCCTGATAGACTTCGCCGATCAACTCATGGAACAGATCGGGCGTCCTAAAGTGTCCGGCGAAATTCAAATTCATCTCCATCCCCGGCATACGGGAACGGGAGACGAAAGCTACACCAGACCCGACATCATACCCTATATCGACTATCTCGGAATCGAACTTGGCGATTCGATCAATGTCATGTACGATCCTACCGAGACTTTCGGAGTCGATCCTTACCCAGATGGTAAAGGGGTGGTTCCCGATGCTGGACCGGCAGGCACAGACTTGACGTGGGAAACGATGGACCTTCGTGTAATGGGGATGTCGTTCAACAGGGCGAAGCAATCGCTCGTCCTAAGAGTCGCCAACAGTCCGTTCATCTTTGGCGACAGGCCGCTTACCAACTTACAACGGTGAAACAATGGCTTGGGAAACCGAAGTAGCAAAAAGACTTCTCTTCCTCCAGAAAGAACTGGTGGAAAAGGATGCTCGTATTGGATGGCTCGAAAACGAGTTCAGAAAAGTCCAGGCTCAACTCAATGCTCTTTCGTCTTCAGTGAGCGGAGTCACGGACGAAGAAGTAGAAGACGCGGAAGAGCCTTCTGAACCGGGCAAAGATGGTGTCGGAGGGTTAGGTAATCAGATCAAACCTGTCACGTGCGAAAACGATCCTGGAATGGCAAAGGCGAAAGCCCCGTTCAATCATCAACATCAAGGCGTTGGCTCTATCAAGATGTTCGAGCCTTGCGATGGTGCCGGGGGAAACGACAGGCACGTTGGAGACGTACAACTCAAAACCATAAATACAACACAACTTCTCAGACAGAATGACGGCTTTCGTGTAAACGACCGACAAGGGAACGCTGTAAACGCCGTAAATTGGAATCCGACGAGATGCGATCCCACTTTGACTATTCTTCATCCTTGGAACGCTTTCGCGGCAGGCATAGCTCCGGGGGGATGTGTAAACGTAGGATGTCCACAGGCAGACAAAGGAAACGCAATGCCTGGAGGGATCGATTGCGATAATCTCATCTTTCCCAAAGTCATTGAAATCGATTGTAGCGGGCACGTGAAAGGCGTTGAAACTTATCGGCTGTTGCTTCCTTCGACAGAAGAGAACTACGAAGGAACTCTTGACTGTTGCGAAGAACTTCATGTAGTTACCGGAATGACTTTTTCTTGTACACCGTCTCCAACTTCAACGCAGTGGAAATTGACGTACAATACGAAAGAGATCGTGATTCCTGAAGACGACTGGACTCCTACATCTCCTCCAGGTTCTTGTTCCGGGAGTGAAACAGAAGTTGTCACGGGAATAACTGTGGCGTCCAAAGGCGACTGTCAGTGTGGAAAAACGATCACAGTTACCTACGGCTGCATCGAAGAGGGCGGCGGGCTTACGCACACGTCTGTTCAGGTTCTACATGACATCTGTTTTGATACAAGTACGTGTGTGTTGAAAAAGAGATTCATCACGATTGAAGTGGTGAACCCAGGAACTCCGGGAAGCTACACTGACGTTGGCAACTGTCCGTAGAGGATCACGATGGCTGTTCCGGCAATGTCTCCACATCCTGATTGTTGTTGTGACAATTCCGACATTGCCATCGGATGCGCACAGGATTCCCTTGACTTGGGAAGCATCGGAACAATAACTGTTGGCCCTTCGGATTGTGCAACACCACCGCCGTTGAAACTCTACGCTACCGGATGGACAAACAAGACAATCTGTTTCATCCGTCCTTACGGCCAGTGTATAGCTATAGACGGATTCACACTTACTTACACAGTGGACGTGTTCAATAACACTACCTGTGCCATCGCTGTGAGAGGAGCGGTTACAATCAACAGTTACAGAGAAGGATGTCTTCTCTGTCCCTCTTCAACCGAGTTCATCGAATCGCTTGCTTCCCGTTGTTGGATCAACGCCGGGGAAACAAAGACGATTTCCGTTACGTTGAAAAACACGGCAGACGAACTTTGCTCTTGCTGTGAACTGAATGTAGATGTGGGAATCGAGTTGAACCTTTGCTGCACGGGAGATGTGCCTGTGCCTTGCGCTCCAGGAGCACACACGTTTCTCATGCCTGTTTGGTCACAAGCCGCCCCAGGGTGGAGCGCGAACTGCTTTGTTCCAGCATATGTGCCTGTCAGCGGCGTTTCCATGAATGTCTGCACGGGCCGAAGGCCGGGCGGTCCTCCAGACGCTACACATCTTCTCAGGATTTCCAGTGTCAACAACACTGTTCCATCGAGATGTATAATGACGCTGATCCGTTTTACAAACATCTTCGGCGTGTGCCCTACAAAACTGTGCACAACTTTGGTTTCAGGCGGATGTACTCCGTGTGGAAACTTGATCGGTGGAGGACCGGGAGGGGCAAAGTATTTTCAGTGTCTTTGTCAGCCTTTTGGGAACATCGTGACAACGGACATCGCATTTTGGGTTGATGACTTCAACTGTCTTCCTTGTTGCGGGAGCTACGGATTCACTGTGGAAATGGCAGCGTGTTGTGTTGACTTCGCGAATCCAGGCTTCTGCGCGGCTCAGTTGCCGCCCTGCATTACGTGCAACACTTGTCCGTAGGAGAAGACGATGCCGGAAGAGTATGTGGGTGACAGCGGGGCAACGGAAGACGCTCCCCGAGAAGAAGAAACCGCCGAGACTCGGCATCAAAGGATTGTCGATCAAATGGCTTCCGAAGGGCATGACTATACGGCCATCGAGAAAGCTAAAGACATGGTGAAGGCAGCGTATCAGCTTTCTAAGGCTGTGGTCGGTCCGAAGGTCGAAAGAGAGGAGTTTAACGAAAGACAGGCTATTTGTGAAGCGTGTACGGCATTGAATCCTGAAGGAAAGAGACTCTTCAGGATGGCTTGGCAAGGCGCTCCCGTGTGCGGACAACCGAAGTACCTGGACACGGAACCTAGAAACGAAACCGAAGAAGGATGCGGATGTTTTTTGACTGTGAAGTGGAAAGCGAAGAACGAACACTGCCCGTTGGGAAAGTGGTGAGGATACTGCCATGGACACGATCACGATGACTTCACCGGATGAAACGCCCATAGAAGTTCCTGTGAGCGTGATAAACGTTCATGCTGTGAACTTCAAGAACTGTCCTGCAAAGACAGCCATCATGCAGGGAGATGGAAGCGTTTATCTCGTTCTTGAGAACTTGGACGTTGTGAGAGAGGCGTTCAAGCAGCACATCTACAAAGAACCGCCGTTGCCGCAAAGGATTCAGGAAACGGCGGCAATGTACAATCTTGTTCTCATCCAAACGGAAGGTTGGTTTGCGAAGTTCTGTTTCGGGAACAACAGGGATCACACGATCACCATTGACTTGAAAGGAAAAAGCATAGAAGACGAGATCGCCAAGGCGCACATGAACTTGACTGTCATGTACCGGGACGCGGGCAAGAAACCCCCGTCCATTGCCATCAACACGAACGTAAGGAGCGGATGCTGTGGCGGACATGGTTGATCCAAACAAGGCTCGCTATGCGTTCTACATGAAAGCAAACATGTCGGACGAGTTGAAATTGATGGCGAGCGGGGTGCGGCAGTTCGTCTTTTTGGCGTATGACGAGAAAGCGAAAGTGTTTCGGCTGGCGTCGAATGTGGCCGAGAAAGACCTGGAACCCTTCATCAAAGCCTTGAGGGATTCCAAGGGAGAGAAGCGAGGGGAAAGAGCGGAAGAAATTGAGTTTGACAGTCCTGAAGAAGCGGCTAAGATGATTGCCGCTTTGGAACGTTCAGGGATCAAAGTAACGAGGGAAGAGGAGGTAGAAACTGATGAGCGTGGAAGCACAAAACGTGCTGACAAGAGCGAAGTCAGTAGCGAAGTATCTTCGCTCGGCGAATAACTTGGTGAGCGACGTTCGGGAAGCCTATGTTTCAACAGGCGTACAGGCTGAAGTCGCCGCGCTTGCTACGCCCACAACGCCTGTTCCCGATGTGTCTCCCGAGATCACGAAAGAAAAGTATCAAGAGTTCATGGAGGTTCTCGATGAATTCGAGAACTTCTTCAGGAATGCGGCTGTCGCGACTCAAGACAATCAGAGTCGTGTGAACAAAGTGTTCCAGGGAGGTTAAACGATGGCGCACAATTCAGACATTGAACTTTTCCACAGCAAGTCCGCCGCTGCGGCGGATGACGAAGCCGGACACGATGGTTTGGGCGGCAGGATAAGTGCCGATCTTGTTTCCAGCCTCATCGCGCGTCCTATGCTCGTCCTGAGTGCCGTCACTATCACGAAGATAGGCGGAAAGAACCTCAGTGGCGTGGGAAAGTTTGTCTTCAAGAACTCAGGACAGACGCTTGCTTGGCAGGCACCGAGAGACAAGACAGCCGGAACATCCGTGGCCGTGGGTGCCGGGGGGACTTTCGAACTCGAAAGCAGCACGGAAAACGCTTGGATCGAAGTCAGTGTCGTGGCTGTCGATCTTCCTATCGCAGACACGGAAGAAAACGCCGTCATCGATGCTGTCAAGAACGTTCTCTTTGACGACGTTTCTTTGGATGAAGCGATGAAGGGCACTCCGAACTACGCATGTCTTTTCCTGAAGAACACGGGGGCTGTGAGCTACAAGAATGTTGTTCCTGTCATCGAAGTTCCCGGTCTTCCAACAAGAGTTCGTTGTCAAGGATACTATCCTCAGAGCGGAGATGTGCAGATCGAGATCGACGACGCCAGGAACTTTCCTTCGAGCTACTACATCCGCAATACACGCACACAGGAAATCATGTACTACAACAGCCGTGGAGGGACGGACGGGCGAACACTTGTTGTTTCTGCCGCTGCAAGAGGACAGCGGATGTCTTCTCCAGCCGAAGGAAACGAAGGCGATACCATCGAACTTGTTTCGCCAATTGACATGTCGATTGGAATGTATAATTCAACCACAGGGGAGCCGGTCATCGTTCAAGACAGTGTGGCTCCTTCAGGGATCAACTTCTTTGCGCCCCCCACGTCCGATCCGCCGCACTACCAGACAGCCTTCACTCTTGCGGCAGGAGAGGTTCTTTCCGTGTGGCTGAAGAGGAACGTTCCGAAGGGCGCTATCAACATCGCGGCCCTTCCGCTCCGTCTTGGCTTCAAGTACGATCCTGTCTGATCCACGCTCGCGCTTCCCCTGGATTGTCCCCTTAACTCCTTGCTCCACAAGGAGTTATTTTTCTCTTGACACAACGTGTGGAACCCCCTAGCCTTTCCCCAAAACAGTTAGCTCGCACAGCTTTCACAGCTTGCGATTTTCCGGGCCGTTTGGGCGTAGGAGTGCTTCAAGAGAAGGGAAATCCTCTCATGGGAAGTCTACGCTTTGTCGTAGGAAGGAGAGTTGGTGTCTCAGGATTCAGAAGATCGGTAAGAGAAGGAATCAAGGACCATTTGACCATACCCAACCCTGTTTTCCAGAAAGCTGTGAAGTATTCCGGCATAAATCCGGCCTTTATTAAGAACGTCGAGAAGTACATAGAGATGTATGATGAGAAGGGTAAGACGATCTACGTTCCACGTGGATACGTCTTCGAAAGCGGCGTTATAGGTAAGGACGCATACGATGCTTTAGGCCGAGCAGAAGTCATAGACAAGAGAATCTTCTGTGACATCGAAGAACCGTATCCCGATCTTCAAGTTTCTCCTCGTAAGGAACAACAAGTCTCTCTCGATCAATTCCGAAAAGACATCCTGGCCGAAGACAGGCAACGTCCGTTGGGCACTTACCTCAATGTGATGGAGGTTGCTGCAGGAAAAACTATCGGCGTGATCCTCATGGCCATGCAACTGGAACAGAAGACGCTCATCTTCACTCACACGAGCGTAGTGATGAACGCATGGATTCACGATCTTATGAAGGCGTTCGGCGAAGAGTACAAAGAAAAGATCGGGATCATTCGAGGACCGAAAGCTACGTTAGGCCCGCATTTCACCGTCGCCATGGCGCAGACGTGGTTCAAACGCCAAGAGCATTGGAAGACATGGGAAAAGAACTTCGGATGTGTTGTGTTCGATGAGTGCCATGTCTGTCCCGCGAGAACTTTCCTCGAATGCGTCAACCAAAGTCCTGCCGCGTATCGGATCGGAATCACCGGAACACCTAAGAGGAAAGACGGGATGCACAAAGTCATGTACCGAGTATTCGGTACAGCATTCTATAGCATGGAAGGAACGTTTGGAAAAGAAACCGAGAACTCGTTGCCTATCGCCGATGCTGAATTGTTGAAGTTGGAAACACGGCTGCCGAAAAAGATAACCCGCATCGTGAAAGCAAAGATCGATGGACGATTCGTGAAGAAGAAGATCAGGGTTCCTCCTGACGGCGAACGCGACTACAAAGTTGTCCTGGATGTTGTCACCGAGAGCGAGGAGAGAACGGAGATCATCGCACAGAGAGTGTACGAGGAATTGAAAGCGGACAAGAGCAATTCCGTTCTTGTGGTCACACACCGAGTGGCACACGCCAAGGCTCTACGCAAAGCCATTAAAAGAGTCTACAAGAAAGGCGTCGCAATCATGCTCGGCGGCAGTCGAAAGAAAGTCGAGAAGTACGAAAACATGCTTCGGGAAAGGAAACTCCGCTGTGTTGTCGCGACGATGCAGCTAATCAAGTCGGGCGCTTCAATTCCCCCGCTGAATCGGCTTTTCATCACAACTACGGTTGGGGGAGAGCAAGACTTGGAGCAAGTTGTGGGCAGGATCAGGCGGAAAGCGGAAAAGAAGAAGGATGCGAAGATAATCCATTGTGTCGATTGGGAGATTCCGATGTGTCGTCGGCATTTCATCAAGCGTGCAGTTCCGTTGTATCGAGACAAGTTGAACATTCCTCGATACCGGGATATGTACATCGCATGAGAAAGGAGAGGCGAATGGCAAAGGCAAAAGCGAAACCGTTAAGCCTTGTGACGGAAGAGGACAAGAACGTGGCTCTCTACAAAGCTGAAGTAGAAGGGCTTGAGTATATGGGACTCAAGCAAGCGGACAAGGACAACAAAAAACGCGAAGAAGCAATCAAAAACACATTCATGCCTGTTATCAAAGAATTGGGCGAACAGGAAGACGAAAATCATCTTGTCGTCCGATCCGGCTCCGTGAAAATGTCAATCGAAACGCGGGAAAGAGGAGCGTTCAATCCAGACAAAGCGGAAAGAGTGCTCAAGCATCGTGGCGTTCTCGAAAAGGCGCAGACACGGATAACCATCATCGAAGAAGAGAAGGTTGAAGGGCTGTTCGCGGACGGCGATTTGACCGAAGACGACATCGCCAAGATGTACGACACGAAAATGAGCGAAGCCTTTCTTGTGGAGAAAAACGATGCCGAGACGTAAGATCAACCTGAAGAAGTTCAAGAAGAAAGTGTTGGCATGTACTTTGTGCGGAAAGAAGTTTCACGGAACTCCGCGACTGACAAGTCCAAAGGGTTACTTGGACGCGGATACTGTCATGCTCATGCCCGCACCAACTATTCCCGATATGTGCGAAGCCAACATCATGTTTTCATCCAAAGCCCATTGGTTTCTCGATACGCTTTTGGATGTCGGTGGGTTCGATGCTAGGCATGAAGGTTTACAAGTCCCGGTCACGTTCTGCATCTCAAAAATGACCGTGACATGCGCCAGGAATTGTTTCGAATTTACCAGCCTCTTTTTAACGAAAGCCAAACTGGTAATTGTTTGCGGAAATGACGTGTATAAAGCCTTCTTCAACGACGGGGGAATCCCGGAATTGTTGTATGGAACCGGCCATAAAGAAGCAGCCTATCCCTATCCTTTTTTCTTCTTTTCCGACTATAGAAAAGTGGACCTGGAAGAAGCCTACGAAAACGACTACTGGCGTCGTAGGATCGTCAAAGAGATACGGGCATTCAAGTCGTACACGGAACGTAGGAGGTAGACCAGTGGCACAAGCATTGACAAAGAAAGTCTTCATTGGAGATGCGGAAGTTGCTGTATTCTCTCCTAGATACTTGGGGATGAAGTTGCATCGCGGGCCGCAAACGATTCGGAGATGGGAATGGAAGAAAGTTATTCCCAAACCGATTCTCAAAACGAAAGACGGCTGGCGCTGGTACACGGAAGGAGAAATTGAAATCTACGAGCGCATAGCCGAAGAGGAACAAGTCAAACCCGGCAAAGGCTTCGGCGAAACCAAGTTTACAGAGCGTGTCTTTGCAGAAATACAGGCGCTCAAGAAACGTCTGGAGAAGGAGATTAGGGCATGACAGTAAAGAAGAAACTGACGAAGAAAAAGGCGGGAAAGATCGTTGAAGTGTTTTTCTCGCAAGATGTGAAGTTGAGCCATGAATACCAGTCGATGGGAACAACGGCAGGAATGAAAGCCGCCATTGACACGTCGAAAGGAGAATCCGTCAAACAGACCGTCGCGAAGCTGAAGAGAACTGTTGACGAGGTTCTTGAAGTCGAAGTGCCTGACATGAAGAAAGCGTTGCGTGCACTTGCGAGGCAAATGAGATAACTTTGGAGAAGGATCGTGGAAACCTACATCGCCTTGGTGTGTAGGTGTCCCGGCCTGAGCGACGGAGCCAAAGTTACGCTGACGGAAATGCTTTTGCACTTCGACAGAGGAAAACTGCCTTCGTTGAATGAGCTAAAGCGGATAAGGAACACATCTCGATCAACGATACAAAAGCATTTGAGCGAGTTGGTCGAAATGGGCGTGCTGAGGAAATCCGCCGGGGAAGGAAACCGGGTCGTCTACAAGTTGCGGCTGAAGAAGTTGTTGAGGTTGAATGGATTGAAGCGAGAGACACAAGTCAAGCCTTGGATTTGGCGCTTTGCGGCTGTCGAATCGAAGAATCCCGATGTCGTGGAGTCTTTGACTTCAAATCCACGAGATTGGCAACCAAGGGACGCGATGCACTACTTCGATCTTCTAGGTAGGCGAAAGGATCAGAAATGCAAGCGCAAGAAATCGGACAACACAAGGCACTTGTCGTTGCTTCGAAAAGTGCTTACGGAGTTCGGGGGGAAGAAAACAAAATTGATGTTGGAGTTCTTTGCCGACAACTTCGTTCGAATGAAACAGGAATACGACGCCGAAACATTTTTCAAAATGCGCAGCAACATCTGTCTTCGCCTGTAGACCTTCTTGTACTAGTACACTGCATACGCAATATAATTATTATAATATGTCTCTATATATCACTCGCTTCGCTCGTGATATATAGAGACACCTATGTTACTATCGTAACAGAGGATGTCATTGAAGTCTTCTTTTATGCGCGTGCGCGCGTTCTTGGGAGGATTCAACATGGAAGTTGAAATGACCGAAACGCAGTTGCTTCAAATCGGCTTCAGCAAAAAGTTCCTTGGGAAGTCGTTGAAGAACTTCCTCGGGAATTCAAAAGAACGGAAGGTTGTTCGAAGCTACATGAAGTACATGAAGTCCAAGGCTTCAAAGGGCGAAGGACTTTTGATTCAAGGAGCGGATCAAAGCGGAAAGAGCTTGCTTGCAAACTTGATCGGCATGTCTGCTTTGGCTTATGGATTCAAAGTCCAGCTTCTTTCGCTTTCAGAACTCACAGCTTTGAAATTCGACACAGGCAACTTCGATGAAACAGCGTTTGATGAAATCCTAGGAATAGATTTTCTCATTATTGATGGATTGAAGCTAGAGCATCAAGCGGATAAGTATGCTATCAACGATGGAATGGTTGCAGCGTTTTATGACGTGCTGAAATTCAGGGATAAGCAAGTTCTTCCAACAGTCGTAACAACGCGAATGACCGATATTGAAATTGAAAAGACTTTTGGAGACAGTGTAATGGGATTGTTAGAAGAAAATTTCATGCCGCTTGATTGCATTCGAGTGGCAAAGTGGAAACGGAAACGAGTGAGGGATGACGATGGCACTGACGAATGAGTCTCTACCGCTTTTCGCGCTCGACGTAGATGTCTTGTTGCTGAAGCCGCCGCCGAAATGGAAAGTGATGAAACCGTTTGCACGTCCGTTGGACATGGCGAACATAGACGCGGAGTACATGGCGATTCAGTTGAAAAAGGTCGCCGTGGTTTGTTTGCTTTGTGACTATGAAATCTGGCGGCTTCAGCTCGCGGAGAAAGTGATTGAACCCGCTTGTTACAACTACCTGATTCGAACGTCTTGTAAAGCCGAGTTCGAAATGTTCAGGGACAGGTTCTTTCCTCACACCATTCACAGCAACATCCCGCAACGACTGTGGAAAGGGGAATACAACGATGTCTACGAGTACCCTGAAGGGGATTGGCTGTCTGTCTTCAATTCAATACGAGAAGAAATCATCTTTTGAGAAGTTGTGTGATGTTCAAAACAAGTGGCGTCGTTGTATGAAATGCGAGTTTTCCGCTTACCGGACCAACATGGTTTGGGGGAAAGGAAAACTGGATAGCGGCATCGTCTTGGTTGGCGAAGCGCCGGGGAGAGTGGAAGACGAGGAAGGCGTCCCGTTTGTCGGGGAGTGTGGAGAAAATCTCGACAACGCGATGCGAAGAGCCAAACTCCGGTACAAGGGAAAGAACTCGAACTGCTTTATAACTAATGCGCTCGGATGCCGCCCGTGCAACGACTTCAACCGAGTGAAGAACAGACGACCCACGTCGAAAGAGTTGGAGAATTGCAGGCCACGGCTTCAAAGCATCCTGAGGGCCGCGCGTCCTCGACTCGTGATTCTTCTAGGGAACAGCGCGACAGAAAGCGTTTTTGCGCTGACTCACATTCCCGCGAATCTGAAGATCGGCGGCGTTAGCTTTGTGAAGTCCCTTCATCCTGCCGCCATCATGTACAATCGCGGAAGAGAAGACGAGTGGGAAGCCTTCTGGAAGGCGATGAGGAAAGTGATCGTGAACTTCAAGCACAAGAAAACGACAATCCGGTGGAAGCTGCCGTTGGGATAGGAGGAAACCGCGTGGCTGTCAACATTGAACGCCTTGTGCTCTCGCGTTGGCTTCGCGGAAACAAGGCAACGAGAGCGAAGTTTGCTGCGTATGGATTCGTGAGCGACATGTTCCACACGTACACGGCGCATTTCAATTTTCTGCAAGACTTCGAAGAGAAGTACGGCAAGCCGCCTAGCAAGGCCGCGTTCAAGCGGAAGTTCAAGGACTTCAAGATTGTCACTACGAAGGAAGGGATGGAGTATTACTGCGATCAACTAGTCGAGCGTGAGAACCTGATTCGCTTGAAGGAACTCAGCAAAAACATATCGCCTTTGATCGATCAAGGCGATGTATCGAAAGCGATTTCCGAATTGCGGATAGGGTTGGAAACAACGGCATTGCACACGTCGTCAAAGGCGCTCGATTGGAAGAAAAAAGGAACGTTGCGCTACAAGAACGCCGTGGTGCGACGAAGGAAGCAGCTTATGAGCGGAGATGTTTTTGATACACCGTATCCGAAATTGAACAAGTACATCATATCTCTTCGACCTGAAAATCTTATCACGATAGCGGCACGTCTCGGCATCGGAAAGAGTTGGCTCTTGTTGAAGTTCGCGCTGCATTACTTTTGGAGCGGGGCGAAGGTGCTGATTATCACAAAGGAAATGTCCGAACAAGAGTTTGAGGATCGTTTGGACGCGATAGACGCGAGACTAAACTGGACGGATTTCCTGAGTGGTTCCTTGAAGCCCGTCCAGAGAAAGCGATACAAGAAGCGTTTGCGGGCAAGGAAGAAGTGCAGCGGTGTCATTCAGATCGTCGGGGAAGAAAGTATAGAGGCGCAAGGATTGGACAGCCTTGTGCGGGAGATCGACAACTTTGGTCCCGATGTTGTTCTCGTGGACGGAATCTATCACTACGAAGTCACGGGCGTTCGGGATGAAGTCCAACGCTTGATAAAGGTCGTTCGAACAGCGAAGCGCATTGCGAAAGCTAGGAAAGTTCTCTTCCTACAAACCGTTCAGTTGAACCGTCAAGCCGAAGGGAAGAAGAAAGGCGGCGGCGTGGCAACGCTTTCTTGGTCCGATACCGTGGGACAGGAATCGGACATCGTGTTGGAACTAATCGCGCCTGAAGGAAGAGATAGGCCGTTTAGAGTGCTCAAGATCATCAAGGGAAGGAACACGCAGTACGGGGAAGTTCACATCAACATGAACATGAAGCCTGTTGACCTTGGCGAAATAGGGGCAGCACGGGGCGGGAAGAAAGGGAAGATGTTCAAGATGCGCAAAATCATGGAGTGAGCCATGAACATACGAGTGACGCGGCGTTACAGGAAACGTGACGCGGATGGGTCATATCTGTTTCCTGGAATCACGTTGAGGAACAAAGTGAATAAGCCTCAGTTCGCGGCGCAGCTTACGGGGGAGATTTTCGAACGCCTGTCTCTTGTGATCGGCGGAAACCGGTGGAAGCGTCTGACCACGGATTCGGACAACGACCTTTGTCCCGATCTTCTCAACAGCGGCACTAGGACGTATATCGAAAGCAAAGCGGCACAGAGAAGTCATTGTTTCAAGTTGTCCAGTATGCAATTCGACTTGTACGAAGAACTCGTAAAGGAACATGCTTACGAGGGGGAGAACTATCAGGTGGTGTACTACCTGTGGACGTACACGGCTCTCAATTTGGTGAAAGAGTCCAAGAACGTCCGGCACATGATCGAGAGAGTCCTAGCCAGCGTCAAGTGCTTGGACATCATTCATTGGACGATCATAGACCGTATTTGCCGAGAGGAGCCGGATACGTGCTATTATCGGGAGTATCAGACTTGGCGCAATGAAAAGGGAGAGGAGTATAAAGTGATTCAGATCGGACACCGTTTTCTGGAGAAGCTGAGAGACGCGCCTTTTCAAGCGTTTGTGGAGGACTTGTGTTTCGATATAGCAGAATGGGATGAGTATGTTGTGAAATCTCCGAATCGTGTTGTGGAAGGTGCTGAAGTTCGATTCGAGGACGTGTCGTTTCCTGTGCATTCGTTTCCTGTGTACTCATACACTAGGCCGAAGGGATTCAAGGAGTTTCCCGAACTGTTGGCGAAAAAACCGGACGACGTAGCTCCTTTCTGAGAAAATACTTTTGTACATAGAAAGGCAGGAGGTGTTGAGATGAAGAAAAAAACGAAAAAAACGAAAATATGTTTCAAGTGTGGGAAGCGACAAAAGCTGTGTGATTTTTATGCGCACAGAGAAATGCGCGACGGGTGTGTGAATAAGTGTAAGAAATGTACGAAAAAAGATGTTAAAGCAAACAGACTTAAACGGATTGAGTATTATCGGGCGTTCGATAGAAAACGGGGAAATAGACAATCGCCAGATTACGGTAAAAAGTATGTAATACGCTATCCGAATAAGAATAAGGCTACATGCATTGTTTTTCGTGCTATTAAAAATGGGAAGTTATCTCGTCAACCGTGTGTAATTTGTGGATCAAAAAAAGTTCATGCACATCACGACGATTACGCTAAACCACTTAACGTAAGATGGCTTTGTGTTGCACACCATAGTCAATGGCACGCTAAACATGGGGAAGCCTCTAATTCGTTTTGAGGAGAACGTGATGGAAAGTGACGAACTCATGTTTTTGTTGGACACGTTGAAGATCGAGCGGCTGAAGATGACTTCAAGGGGGAACGAGATAACCGGCCTTTGTCCCTTCCATGACGAGCATCGTCCTTCGTTCGGCGTGAGCACGGAGAAACTGATATTCAATTGCTACGGGTGCAGGGCTTCCGGCACGCTCCTCACGCTCGTAGCTCGACTGAAGAAGTTCACTCTTGAGAAGGCGCTTGAGTTCATAGAGGACTTTGGTGAGTACGGGATAGAACTCACTGACAGGGAGAATCTTCTTTTCGCGTGCAAAGACAAGAAGCAAATCGAGATCGTCTTGCCTTCGAGATATGCGCCCTTCACGTCAAGAGAGAATCTCGAACTCGCTCATGCGTACCTTCGGCAGCGTGGGGTGTTGTACCGAAAATCCGGTACACTAACCAAGACTTTTCACGAGATTGGCTACGATCTTGAACAGTATCGTGTGATGTTTCCGTGGTATGATTCGGATGGGAATTTCTATGGATGCACTGGAAGATCGATTGTGAACAAAAGCGGCATCCCACGATACATGCCATACTTCGGGCTGAAGAAAAGCAACCATCTCTTTTTTGGCCACATGAAGTGGCAGAGATACGAACCGTTGGCCTACGTCATTGTGGAGGGCGAAATCGATGCCATACGAGTGAGTCAGACGTACAAGCAGACCCGGATGTTGGGCGTCGGGTTGGGGAACTGCAAAGTTTCAAAGGCCCAAGTTAAACAGTTGCGGGAGATCGGTGGACCGTTCGTTGGTGGACTGGACAATGACGAGGACGGCAACGAGGGAACGACGATACTGGAAATGACATTGGGTAGCTCCTGCCCCCTGAAGCACGTTCGCTGGCCGGAAGAAGACCCTGGCTCTTGCAGCCATCTCCAGATCATTAAAGCCCTCACAAGTTCCAACTGGCTAGGAGTTTAGGAGAATATGTTTTTACTGCTTGCAGCACGCTATCAGTCTGCTATAGTGTGGACTGGCTTACGTCGGCAGGAAGGGGGAAGTGTGTCCGCTTTTATCCGCTACATGGGTCAGTTCAGCAAGGAACAGTTTGCTTTTCTGAAGCGTGAAGCGAAGGAACGGGCCAAACGGGACGGGGGAAGGCCGTCAGTGGCAAGAACGTTGCGGGAGATTGTCGAGGCATACAGAGAGAAAGGAGCACGCAGTCATGGCAAAAAGGACTCGCCGAAGTAAGAAGTCACGGAAAAAGACGAAGAAAAAGAAGCGCAAGGCTGCTCGTCCTGTCGAAGATGAAGAGGACGAAGAGGAAGAAGACGACGACGAAGAAGTTGAAGTTGAAGAAGATGAAGAGGACGAAGAGGACGAAGAGGAGGAAGACGAAGAAGAGGAAGAGGACGAAGAGGAGGATGAAGAAGACGAGGAGGATGAAGAGGAAGAGGACGAGGATGAGGAAGACGAAGAAGACGAAGATGAGGAGGATGAGGAAGACGAAGAGGATGAGGATGAGGATGAGGAAAGTGAGGACGAAGACAAGGAAGACGACGATGAAGGTTGGTATCATCGTGGGAAGAAGGCGGATCGCCGCCTAAAAACACATCAGAAAGAAGTCGCTGCAAGTTTTCGTCCTGTGACCTATCTCACCGAGAAGGAGGACAAGAAGACTTTCCGCTTTCGCAGCAACGAACCGATTGCCATGCTGTTCATGCACACGGTTCCGTCTCGCAGCAGAGGGGGAAAGGCTGTCTTTCCGAAGTACACTTGTTCGGAAAAAGACTCGTGTCTGTTCTGTCAACAGAATATCCCTCGTTCCGTCGTCTTCCTGTACGAAGTCGTTGACTTCACTAAATATCGTTCGAGAGCGACGAAGAAAGTCGTGAGGATGAATTCGAGATTCTACGAAGTCAACGAAGCGCGGCACAAACAGATTCAGATGATCCGCAAGAAGAAAAAGGACAAGCTGCCTCTGTGGCTCGTTGAAGTCAGCCGAACCGGGGAACGGCGGAATGTGGCCTACACTTTCTGGCCGGAAAAGAAGAGTCCGGCAAAGGCCGACGAAAAGAAACTGCCGAATCTCACGAAGAGGTTCAAGAAATACTACGCTCCGCTAAAGAGTAAGGAAGCAAAGAAGGTCATTCGTGGCCGTCTGAGCGAAGGCGCGGAGATGGACGAGGATTAGACATCCTCTCCTACCTAAATGGGGGTGTCTCGGGGAACAGGGTGGTTGAGTTGCGAGCCTCTTCCACCCTGTCCCTACTTTTAAGGGAAAAGCGATGGCAAAAAAGATAAAGACGATTCCAGTGTTTCGACTGAGGGAGAAGAAGTTTGATTCTCACGCTTTTCTTCGTGTTTCTATTGAGATGTGGCGCAATCGAAGGGAGACGCTGAACGACGGAGAAGCACAACCTGGATATGTTTACATCGGGCGTATGGACGGATTCACTCCGACAACCCTCAGAAGGTTGAGAAAACACTTGGCCAAGTTGAAAGTAAAGGACGATTCCAATGAGCGAGGAAGAAAAAACGCCGCAAGAGGAGCCGCCGAAGTCATCGGGGAAAGTCAAGTCAATCGACATTCTCATGGGAGTACCAAACCAAGACGAAGAAGAAAAGGAAAAGCAAAAGTATAGTACCGTTGTCACCCTTCGTGAAGGAATCTCCTACTTCACGTGCTTGAGCATTCTGTACGAAGACAACATCAACAGCGTCGGATTGTTCAACATGAAGATCGTCCATGACAGCAACATTCCCGGCGAGAACATCCAACTACATCGGTCTTTGCTTCAAGCGCATGTGGTGAACCTGAAGCAAATCACGCAAGCAGCCGCGATGAAGACAAAGCCGAATGCGGGAGGTATCATCACGCCCGGAAGCCCTCAATACCGAAACAAGTTTGGTCCTCCGCCTAGAAAGAAGAGAGGAAGAGGACGATGAAGATAAAGACTGTCAAGACGAAGAAGGACTTGCGTCTTCTGTGTGAATATCTTGAGGAAGTCAGCAAGCGCAAGAATCCGTTCTGGCGGGCTTTTGCTTTCGACACGGAGACATATGCTCCGGGCGGAAAGAAGACTTTTAAGAAAGAGGGGTTGGTTATTGACCGTGGACGTGTGATGTTCATATCCATCGCGCGAAAGAATCGTGCATGGGGAATCCCTCTATCCAGCTTCGATCCGGCGTATCTCGACACACAGTACGTTATGAAGAAGCTGGAACCTTTCTTCGCGGACAGAAGACTCACCAAGGTAATGCATCATGCCAACTACGACATCAACATGGTTATGAACCACGGCGTGAAGTTCGATCTTCGCTCCATCTATTGCACGATGATTGCGGGACACTGTTGGGACGAGAGAATACCTAATGCGCTCAAGGAACGCGCTGTTCTTATCGGAATGCGGCTTAGAAAAACGTCCAGTGTGGACATGAAGAACATCGATGAAATTGTTCCCTATGCCTGTAACGATGCTATCTCCACGTGGAAACTTTATGACGCATATGAGCGTGGGTACAAAGCCAGGACCGTTGACGGCGTTCGCAACATGCTGTTGAAAGGAACGCGCCGAAAGTTTTTCGAGATGGAAATGGAAAGCCTCGCAGGTGTGATTCGCATGGAACGCCGGGGAATCAGACTGAATCCGAAAGGGATCAAGAGGATAGATCGTCTTTTGGCAGATAAGATGGACAAATGTGCGGCCAAAGTCTATCAAAAGAACGGGAAGGAATTCAATCTCAATTCCAAGATACAGCTAGGAAAGTTTCTTTTCGGAAAATTGGGATTGGAACCTGTGGAGAAGACACCCACAGGCAGGCCGAAAGTTGACAAGGTTTGCTTGGCGTATTTGCTGGATGAACATCCGTTGGTGAAACAGATTGTCAACTACAACGCCTATCTCTCATTACGTAGATTTACCGGGCCGGATACGGGACTCTTTCTCTACTGCGACGATAACAACAGGATTCATACTACCTATTCGCAAGTGGGAGCGCGCACGGCCCGGTCTTCGTCGTCCAACCCGAATCTTCAACAGATTCCCTCTAAAACGGACATCCTTCATATCCGCGAATGCTTCGTGCCGAAACCTGGAAACAAACTGATTGTCGCGGATATGGAACAACTTGAATTGCGTCTTATGGCAATCTTCAGTTTGGATAAAATGATGCTCCGTTGTTTTCGGAAGGGAATATCGATTCACATCCAAACGGGAGTGGAAACAGGATTGCTGCCTAAAGGAATAACGAAGGATGAGATTAAGGCGGAATTAAAATACGATCGGTCTTATATGATTGCTAAAAATTGCAATTTTGCTCTTCAATACGAGGGAATGTGGTTCACCCTCCAAAGACAGTTGATTCTTGAAGGCGTCTTCATAGAGAAAGAAGAAGCGATAGACATCATCGACAAGTATTGGAACATCTATTACGGTGTGCCGATCTACCGGGAACAGCTTTATGAATCCTGCCGGGAAAGGGGCTTCATCAAGAACATCTGTGGCCGTCCTTTCAGGATCAGGAACATTTCCAGCGAAGTATTCCGGGAACGAAAGGCGGCTGAAAGGCAATGCATCAACACACAGATTCAGAGTTCCGCCGCCGATTGGCTGAAGCACGCGATGATCCTTTGCGATGCAAGCAAGGAGTTGAAAAGTATGAAGTGCAGGATGCTTATGCAGATTCACGACGAATTGATCTTCGAAGTTCCCGCGAAGTACGCGAACGAAGCAGCGAAGGTCGTTCAAAGACTCATGGAAACACCGCCGCCAAATCTGACAAGGAAACTTGTGATTCCGTTACTGGTTTCAGTGGGGATCGGAGACTCATGGGCTACCGCGAAAAACTAATGAGATCATGGGACAGTTTTTCTCTCCGGGGGTGGGACGCTGACTGTCAAGATGTTAAAGCAAGCCGTAGAAAACATCTACAGGGAGTATAAGAAGGAGATTTCGATGTGTGAAGAAAAACCCACTACCTATGGAGGAAGAAGTCTAAACCCTCTTCCTCCTGACGTTATCTATGCTCACGAGATCGAGGGTTTTGCTCTTGTGTTGACAAGATTTGTCGGCGAAGACGCTTCTGCAAAAGAAGTTCTCTCGAAACACTTTGCAGACAGTTATGGTTCAAAAAAAGCTGTGAAAGAAAAGATTTACATAGTTGAGTTGTTAGATGAGAGTGGAGCTTCAATAAGTGTCGTAGAGATGCCATACTTTGTTTACCCGTAAACTCGTTTCTCTTAGAAAGGGGATAGCGTGATGTCGATAGAGACTGTGATGAACCGCATAAATAAACGCTACGGTAGGGGAACAATCGTCCGTGCCAGCGATGCACTTGGATTGACGATCAAGCGTTTCAGCACAGGGAGCCATTCCCTTGATATTGCTCTAGGCGGGGGCTTCGTGGAAGGCCGGATAAACGAAGTCATAGGACACTACAGCGCGTATAAAAGCACGCTCGCTATTTGCGGAGCCACGAAGTTCATCAAGAAAGAGCCTAAGAAGCGGTACGTTGTCTACATCGATGTGGAGAACGCTTTCGATGTGAAGTGGTTGAAGTTCCTCGACGCCGATCCGAACAAGTTCCTTCTCGTGTCGCCGACGACAAGCGAACAGTCCGTGGACATCGTTTGCGATGTGTTGGACGAGGGGGATCAAGTCTTGGTGATCTTCGATTCCATCGGTGCTATCACACCGCACTTCGAAGTCGAGAAGAAGATGGAGAAAAGCAGTGTCGGGATGCACCCGCGTTTCGTGTCCAAGATGCTGCGTAAGCTGATTCCGCGATTGAAGAAGGATTTGCTTTCTTCTACGCCGAAATCGACCATCCTTTTGTTGAATCAAGTCCGTGTTCAAATCGGCGTGATGTTCGGCGATCCTGAAACGGCACCGGGGGGAAAGGCGCTTGAACACGCGGCATCTGTCTGCGTGAAGCTGTACCGCAAAGGCTACATCTATGAGGAAATCAAGGAAAGCGGGGAGACGTTGAAACAGGCCGTGGGAACAACGGTGGGATTCGTCGTTGTGAAGAACAAGACCGGCGGCAACGCGAACGAACGGGGATTCTTCAACTTCTACAATCGGGCATATGGATACCGGGAAGGGGGAACCATCGACAATGCGCTTGACCTTCTTCCCATGGCCGTGGTATACGGGATTGTCCGAAAGAAGGGACACGCCTACTCCTATCAGGGGATCAAGGCCAACGGGAGAGAGAAGTTCTGCAAGAAAATCTACATGGACAAGTACGTCTTGCAGGACTTGTACAACGATGTGATGAAGGTACACAAAGGAAAACTCCAACTGAAGCGCACCGGGGATAAAGCGAAAAAGCGGCAGAAGAAGAACAGAAAGGCGTTCGCGCTATGAAGCGGCTGAAATCGGATCAACAAGAGAAACGCTTGGCTGAGAAGTTGAACGGGCGTGTCCAGCCGGGATCGGGATGCGGATGGCGCAACAAAGGGGATGTGAAAGGTCCGCAGTGGCTTGCGGAATGTAAGAGGACGGACAAGAAACAAATCATCTTGAAGAAGGCTGACATCGAGAAGATCATTGAACGGGCGGCTAAAGAAGGATTGGAACCGCTCATGGAGATTCAAATTCAAGATGTGAATGTTTATATTTTGACCGAGACAACTTTTGATTTTGTCCGAGATGCGATAGAAAGGAGACTTAGAGAATGAAAGAGAGGGTGAGTAAGATACATTGTGGAACAGTGTGGCAAACAGCTTAGGGATTGAGGACATGCGCGTGTATGTCCTGGCGGAATCAACGTTCGACTATCACTTTGTGGAGGATGAGTGATGCCTGAGATCGATCTTGAAATTAATGTGCACTTGCGGAAAGGTCCGTCTCTAACTGTTTCCCGAGACACAACCGGAGAAACCTGGTTCGGGGTAAGCGGAGAAAACCGCCCCATTAATTCAAAAGAAGCGTCTGCGTTGATCGGGGCGTTCGTATTGGCCTTTGGAGACAAACTCGATGAAGACAAAAGCCTTAATCAGATTAGTGGAGAGTGAAGGGGGAAAGTTCCTACGTAGCAAGGGGAGTCACAAGATTTACCGGATGCCAAACGGCGAGATAGTGAACATCCCTCTCAGTGGCGCGCACACGGAAGCGTCACCGGGAATCGAGCACAAGGCAAAGAGGGCGATAAGGAGAAACCTACATGGCCCGGTACAAGGAGGAAAAGAAAATCCTTCGCGCAGTTAAGAAAGTCCACGGGAAGAAGCTGCCTAGGGAATGGTACTTGGAGTTGAAAAGCTGTGCTTCAAAAGAGGAAGCTTTGGAGAAGTACCGGGCGCTGAGAGGGAAGGAGATTTGAGATGAACAAGTGTGAGCGATGTGGAAGAGCAGCCGGTCTTTTCGGCAGGGAAATGACAAAGTTTCGAGGAGGAATCACGGCATATATTTGTTGTCCTTGCAAGAACGAAGCGGATAAGTTTGTTCGGAATCATCCTCTCTTTACGAAGTTGCGGGAAGTGGAAGCGAAGCGTTACGTGATGGATGCAAGGTACTCATGCGGAGAACGCCCTACGCCTACTGTCGAAGAAGTTGTCGAAGTTATGAAAGAAGAGGATGATGTGTTTGCCGTTTTCAATCCCGATCTTGTCGAGTTCCTGAAAGGAGAAAAAAATGTTGATATTAAAGGAAGTTGATTTGCGTGTGGAAGGCATCGCAAGAGAAAGTATGGCCGATAACGCTTACAGTGTGTTGTTTTCCGCGTGTTTGCGATACACACAGGATGGAAAGGAAAACTGTGTAGACGTGGACGATGGAAAGCTTCGTATATTCGTGCCCAAGGAAGAAGCCAAGAACTTTTTGCCGGGGGAAGTGTTCAAGTTTGAAGCAGTGAACGGAGATTGAGGAGGAGAGCGATGGGCGGGCGGAAGAGAGAAATCTGGAAGCCCATTCCCGGATGGGAAGGATATGAAGTCTCCGACCAGGGACGTGTGCGTTCTTTTTGGGCGCGAAAAACAAGAGGGGGCGTGTCGTGGCTTTAGACACTTCATCGGCCAGACGGCCAGGATACGCCCGCACAACATCTCGGAAAACGGAAGACCGATCATTACGTTTAGCCTTAGCAACAAGTCGTTCAACTTCAAGGTTTGCCGTCTTGTGCTTCTTGCTTTCGTCGGCCCGTGTCCTGAAGGCATGGAATGCCGTCATCTGGACGGGAACCCGGCCAATAACAGGATCGGCAATTTGGTTTGGGGGACTAAGAAAGAAAACATAGCTGACAAAAAGCGGCACGGAACGCATGTTCAAGGATCGAAGCAAAACGGGGCTAAGTTGAAGGAAAGAGATGTGCGCCGTATCTGTCGATTGTTAGCGCAAGGTGAAGGCCCAACTGAAATCTCTAGGAAGTTTGGTGTTCATCAAGTTACGATTACAGACATCAAACTTGGTCGATCTTGGGGCTGGCTTACGAAGCAGAGAAAAAGGAGGGCGTAACAGTGGGCGGCAAAGGTTCAGGGAGCAAGAAGGGAAAGGCGGGATCGAACTGGAAGGACGGAAGATGGGCGAACATGGCAAAGATGCGGGACAAGTTACGCGGGACGGGAAAACTTGTTGGCCATGTCAAGCCCGTGACGCGGGACAAGAAGAACCACAACATTCAGGGCGGGCCGACAAGCAAAAACGCTTCATCGAATCTTCGTCCGGTTTCAAGAAGTGCGAACGCGAAAGGGACACGGAATGATCGAAGACGGATTAACCGGAGAGCGAATGCCCGATAGTTGCAAATGCGGTGTTTGCGGAAGGGCGGGCACAGAACTCCGTAAGTGTTGTGTGTGCGGACAGAATACGTGTCCGTTTTGTGTGTTTTTCATTGAAATGGAAACTGAGAAAAAGCCTATTTGTTCTGATTGTTTTGACACCGTTTGTGGCTGCGACAACGAGTGTGATGGGCATTGTGATGAGTGTATTGAAAAAGCCAACGCAGAAGTTGAAGACGATGATGAGTTAGATGATGAGTTAGATGATGACGATCATTTTTGTGCTATTTGTATTTCTTCTACACCTCCATGGGAATTGAGCACATGCCCTTCGTGTGGGCAACGTGTGTGTGATGGATGCTGCGTCAAGAAGGTTAATTTGTGTACATTTTGTGCACAAACATTGGGTAACTAGTTGGAAAACGGCTGCCCCCTGGGACGGGCGGCTTGCAAACGCGGGGGAGAGGGAGAGCCGACGCCTTGAACCCGCGTTTGCATTTTCACTGACCGAAAGGAGAAACGATCATGGCTAGCGCAATGGGGTTTGGTACAAGGACGAAGCGGACTTACTACGGACTTTTGCGAACTATCAAAGGAAAAGGCTTCGAATATGAAACTGTCGATCTTGTGACGGCGCACAAGAAAAGAACACTTCAGAAGTATATCGACGCCTACGCTCCCGGAACGGAGCATCGCGTGGTCACTACTCGGGCGGCTCATGTGTGGCAAGCGTACCCGGAGATCACCAAGGCCGTTCGTGTTGGTACGTTTCCAGAATTGAACGAGGAAGAGAAGAAGCTGGTCGATAAACACATTCAGGATGGAATCATTCCTGCCGTCAAGAAGTACCGTGCCAGAACAGGTCTTGGTTTGAAAGAAGCTAAGGGTCAGATCGACAAATACAGGGAGTCAAAGAAGAATGCTTCGCAACCTGTGGAAAGACGTGAACAAGATGAAGAAGAGGAAAGTCTCGTTCATCAACGTCATTGATCGCTTCCTTTACGATGAACAGATGGCCCTCATGCGCCGGGAAATAACGGACGTTGACATTCGGCGTGCCGAAGCAAAGATCGAACTGGCATTGGCCGAACGCAAGTTCAAGCAGTGGAAGGCCGCGAAGAAAGACTACAGGGACAAGTATTATCATCCTTCCGCTATCGGGGGATGCGCTAGAAGGACTGTCTACAAATCCATGCGCGCACCCAAGAACAAACCTCCGATGGGTGGTATCGCGGACATCGCCAAGTCACAGCGAATCTTTGCCACGGGCGATTCGCTTCACTTGCGAATGCAAGTCCTCTTCGTCCGAATGGGCCTTTGTACGATAGATGACATCGAAGTTCCCTTCACTGTCGGCGATGAACAAGGAACCTGTGACGCCATAGTGAGTCTAAAGGGGAAGAAGTACATCGTCGATTTCAAATCCATCAATGACTACGGCTTCAAGAACCTTGGACGGCATTACGGGAAGGAAGGGTACAAGCAGCAGATTCACATGTACATGAAGCACTTGAAGATTCATCGTGCCGTGTTCATCTACGAGAACAAGAACGATCAAACGTTGCGCGAGACGTTTTTCGAGTTCAACAAGAGCGACGAAAGGAAACGGAAGAAGCGTTTGGATTATCTCCGTGACCACGTGGACAACCGGAAGTTGCCGAAGAGGGAAGGGGAGTCTGTGCACCGTTTTCCTTGCAAGGGATGTTTCTACACCAACATTTGTTGGGATGAGAGAAAGGGAAGGAAATGGTTAAAAAACGCAAAGGGACGAAAAGCAAAAAGAAAAGGACCATCCTCGAAGAAACGGAGCGCCGCATTCGCGCTGTAGGTATCGTCGATACGGACAAGCCGAAGGACAGCACGGCGCAAATGCCGATTGACCCTACACGCCTGCCGCCCAAGAGGCTGCAACGAGCTTACACGGCTATGGTGGCGTGGTATGCCTATGCCAACGATCATCTCGCCAAAACGAGAATCCAGTTGATCGGTGCGCAAAGAAGTTTGCGCACGGCAAGGGCGAGGATTCGATTCGCAAGCGGAGGGAAAAAGAAGTACGAACAGGATGCGGAGATGGACCTTGATCCGAAGATTCAAAAGTTGGTCCGTAGGTGCGAGGAACTTGAGGCGATGAAAATCGCCCTTGAAACGCGAGTGGACAACTACGACCGGAAATCCAAGGCGTTGAGCCGCGATCAAAGCAGAAGGAGTGTCGAGTATGAACGCTCTAGTCGAGCTTGAGTTGCCGGAGAAAGCCGAGTCATCAACGAGAAGTCGAAGAGGAAATGGTTGACAGGCGGTGAAAACCTCGTAGACTTCGGCAGATCAGGAGAGAGTCATGGCCCGCACAGCGAAGCAGAGATCGAAGCACTGGAAGAAGGTCGAAGCCGATGTAGCGGCGTTCTTCGGAACCAAGCGCGTTCCTCTGTCTGGTAGCAACTCGGGCCACGACACCCAATCAGACTCCCGTAGCCCTCACTTCTACATCGAAACGAAGTACCGCGACAAGCACGCGGCTGTGGAGCTGTGGAAGGAGCAGCTTCCCAAGGCACAGGAAGAGGGTAAGCCTCTCATCGTGGCCTTGGCCCAACGGCGACAACACAGACAGAAGGGATGCCCTCAGTTCCTTGTGTTGATCGATCCGGGAGACATCAAAACCATTGCTGCCCTACTGCCGAAAGCGAGGATGGAACAATGCCGGAAGCAAACGGGAACATCAAAGAAGAGAAGACCGGCTCGGTGAAGAAGGCTGAGTACAGCTACCACCGGGGGTCTGTGAGGATCAGCGGAGCGACCCAAGTTTTCAAGATAGGGATGGACGCCTACAACCTGTGGGCACGGGGAGTGCGCCCTATCGAGTTCGTCTTTCTCGGGGCGAACGCGGGCCACCAAGCGTACAAGTGCGCGATCATCACATGCAGGGCCATCAACAGGGATTTCGTCACCAAGCGTTCCAGGCTGCGTGTCGCCTGTATCCCCTACTGGACGAGCGTCGTAGTCGAGAACCGGGAAACGAAGGAAAAAATCATCAAAGATTGCTCAGTTTTGCGCCTTGTGAGTGTGGTTCCTGAGAATCACAAGAATTTCAGGGTTGCAAACTGGCGTCCTGTGCATAAAATAACCCCTCAAGAAGCAAGTTCGGATAAGCCGTCCGCTTGACGGGAAGCCGGGATTCTACTAGGCTGTGATCGTCGTACTGGCACTCAGGCCGGTACAAGGAAGAGAGGAGGCGATCATGCCAGGGGGAGGAAAGGGGGGAACAGCAGCGGCAGGCCGCAAAGGGCGTCGAGGCGTTCGTGCAGGCCGTCGCCGTGGGGGTGCAGCGGCAGGCCGTGGCAGACAGCGCCTGGGCGTGCAGGCTGGCAAGCGAAGGCGTCCCCCGCGACCGTAAGCATTCGTTGTAGGGGGAAGGCGAGTCAACCGTTAGCGTTTGCGGACGCTAGAAATACTCGCCTTTTTCTTTTACTCTCCGCAGTGGACGGTACGGCCATGGAAGACATCCCGCTCGGCAAAGTGGTTCCGTTTCCAGAAGAATATTCGCCATCCTTGCTCGTAGGCGTTCCTTTCCAAGTGAAGCATCCAACGCCGAGTATCTGCATTTCTTTCGAAGAGTTCACGTCTCTCTGTCCGGTGACGGGACAACCGGACTTCGGGGCAATCGACATACAGTACACGCCTTTCGAAAGCATCTGTGAATCGAAGTCGCTGAAGCTGTACTTGGGGAGCTACAGGAACTTCAAGGCGTTTCAGGAAAGCATCACAGCAAGGATTCGAGATGACTTCTTGAAAGCCATCGATCCTTTGACTGTGAGTGTGAGTACCACGTTCAACTCTCGCGGCGGTGTGAGGATACGTTGCACAGCGGAAGGAGAAAGAAAATGCCCGTGATCCTGGCTTCTGGAGGACTAGATTCTACCGCGCTGTTCTATGCCATCGCAAAGAACCCCTTTGTGTACGGAGTGAACCCTGAAGAACGGATCATCAACTTGGTCGTTGACTTCGGGCAAGTGACAACAGAAAAGTCCATAGAGTACGTCGAGTATCATCAAGGAGTTCTCGGGAGAGGATTCTTGGTGAGGCACAGGGCTGACATACCGATGAAAGATGAAGTCAAAGGCGGGCCGATTTTCCGCTTTGGCGAGAAGATAGAACCTGGACGCAGTTCCATTGCCAAGGACTACATCAACGGAAGGAACACTTTCCTCATCACACAGGGCGCTTGTTTGGCCAGCATAGAAGAGATGGACCTGTTCGTGGGTTTCCATCACGAAGAGGAGGAACCGCATTCGGATCGCACTTCCGCTTTCCTTGACACGTATCGGGAACTTCAGGAAGTCGGCGGCTTCACGAAAGACGAAATCACCGAGATACGAGCGCCGTTTCTTGAATGCGGATTCCAGAAGCATCAAGTTGCTTTGCTCGCGCTTAGTCTCGGCATCGATCTTGAAAAAACGAATTCCTGCAACTACGATCCAAAAGGTTGCGAAGTGTGCCTCGCATGTTTGGTTCGGGCTTCCGCGATAACCTCTGCACAGAAGGTGTACAAGAAATGGAATCAGGACAAAAAGGCGCACTGATTCTTCTTTCCGGCGGACAGGATTCGGCAACCTGTCTTGCGCTGATGAAACGGAACTTCAAGTATCCGTTCGTGGATGCTCTGTCTTTTTGTTACGGCCAGCGGCATGAGATGGAACTGCTCCAAGCAAAGCGGATAGGGAAAATCTTCGAAGTCCGCAAGCACGACACCGTTGATTTGAAGAACTACGGAGCACTCCTCGATTCCGCTCTGACAGGGTACAGTTTTGAGAAGATCGAGGAAAGCAAGAGGTTCAAGGGATTGCCCACGTCGTTTGTTCCTGGCCGGAACATGGTGTTCTTCTCTATCGCTGCCGGAGTGGCCGTCAGCCGGGGGATAGAGCACATCTACAGCGGCGTGTGCCAAGCGGATTCCAGCGGCTATCCTGATTGCCGTTATGAGTTTGTTGCTGCGTGTGAAGACGCTATCAACTTCGCCTTGGGATTGCCTAAGAACACTGTGCGCCTGTTCACGCCGTTAATAAACATGACGAAGGCGCGCATCTTTGAAGCAGCGGATGAGTTGGGCGTTCTGGAAACCATCTTGACTGAAACAGCGACTTGCTATAACACAGGGTTAGGCAAACACAGTTGGGGACACGGATGCGGAAAATGTCCAGCTTGCTTACTCCGAAAGAAGGGTTGGGAGGAGTTCTGTGAACGCCAGAAAGCGTAAATCGGCTGAAAAAGCCTATGCCCGGATGTGCCACCATCTAGGCATAAAGCTGAAGAACGAAACGCTGGAGACTCCCCGGCGTGTCGTCAAGATGCTTGAACAGATGACAGCGAACAAGGACAAGATCAATGATCGCTATCCTCACCGATTACCTTTCGACTTCAAGTTGTTCAAATCAAGAGGGAACGACATCGTTGTCATGCGAGACATCTGTTTCGTATCGATCTGCCAACATCACTTCGTGCCGTTCTATGGGACAGTCGGAATCGGTTATTTACCAGGAAAACACATCGTCGGATTCTCGAAACTTCCACAGTTGGTTGAATTCTTCTCGAAGGTCGGAACTCTTCAAGAAGAGTTCACGCATAGAATCGCCGCAGAGCTTGAAGAAAGGCTCAAACCTGAAGCCGTTTGCGTTCTCTCCAAGGCCCACCATGCGTGTGTATGCACGGGAACTGGTGACATCCATGCGGCGACCAAAGTCTGCGTCGTGCTCGGGCAAGCGGGTTTGCAAGTCAAGGATGAAATCCTGGAGCACATAAAATGATTCCCTGTGGTGAAATGGTATCACGACGGCGAAGGAGATTGAAAATGCAGAAAGGGACGAAGACAAAACGCCGACGCGAGATGGGCGAGAAGGCTTTGACTTTCATCATCGAAAAGGCATACGAAAGCTATTTGTAATTGCTGGGTGTAATGAATCATATGAACGACTGCGGAAAGAAGCTGAGAAGTGCGTGTTGCTCTGTGCTGTTTGTCATCGTGCCGTTACTGTTGGGAGGCTCCGTCTTTCTGCGTAATCCGCGATTCCTGGTTCGAATCCAGGCGGGGGAGCCACGACGCGCTGTTTTGGAGAACTTCGAATCACGAGCGAGTAAAACCATGAGAGATCACATGGTAGACCTAATGTATGCGCTCACGATCATAGCTCTTGTGGGAGCATTGTCGTTTTTTGCTTTTTGGAGAAGTAAGATTGAAGAGAAAGAAAGGAGCGAATCAATGGCGATTTCAGGAAAGATGACTCATCAAGTCGTGTTCAGCAGGCAGGGAAAGGGAAAGAAAGCCAAACACGAGGTAAGCGTGTACAGTGCCAACGGGAATTATCTCTTCGGCACCGGCTCGCAAGGCGGGCAAGGCTACGAGAACCGTGTCGATTGCGTGAACATGTTTCGGAATTTCACCGAAGCCGTAAAGAACAAGACTGTCGAGTACGTCTTTGACGCTCCTCCGAAGACTGTCGTATCCCCTGAAGAAGCGCCCAAGGAAGATGAAGGTGAAAAATCCGAAGAAGACAAAGGAGAGTAGGGTATGAGATGTTGCGCCTGCCGGGAAAACGAAGGGAATCCTCATAGGACAATCGCGGGACATGCCGTGTGTAATGAGTGCTTTGAGGATTTCAAGACGTTGAAGAAAGAAGATCGGCCCATGGCGCAAGTGTGGATCGAACAAAAACTCGGTCGGAATGCGTGCAAGGACAAAGGAAGAGGTAGCCTAGGAATGAGGTAAACTAATGGTCAAGGTAACGAAATTTTTGGGCGAGTTCTCTATCGCCCATAGGTTGATGCGGCACGAAGGGAAGTGTCGTTTCTTGCACGGGCACAACTACCGCGTGGAGTTGACGGCCTACGGCAACATAGGCGACAACGGATTTGTGGTGGACTTCGCGGAACTCAAAAAGTTGAAACACGTCGTGGAGAGATGGGATCATAAAGTCGTTCTCAAAATAGACGATCCTCTCGCGGGCGTTCTCATTGAGGGCGGCTTCAGGGAACACGTGTTCATAATCCATCAAGACCCTACGGTTGAAGTGTTGGCGCTTCATTGGTTCGCGGAGATGAAGGAGTGTTTCGAGCATGAATCCGCAAGACTGGACTCCCTTCGCGTTTGGGAAACGAATACATCTTATGCGGAGGCAAGGAACTCCTAAAGAAATTGGTGTACATGAAATTTATGAGACGATTTCCGGGGAAGGTCCAACAGTTGGCCTTCCTTCTGTTTTTCTGAGGACTCTTGGATGCAATCGAACATGTAGTTGGTGCGATAGCGGCTACAAACCGGAAAATATCAAACCGAGTCAGGCGGAAACAAAACACCTTTCGTTATCTGTCGAGTATGTTATTTCTGTTTTGAAGTCTTTTCCTCTTCACAAGCGCCATGTTGTTTTCACTGGCGGTGAGCCTACTATCTTCCTTCCACAGATTGTTCAAATCTGCAAAGAGATCGAACCGGCGTTCGGGACTTCAATCGAAACGAACGGGGAACTTCTGGACAAGTGCGATCCGAAACATTTCGTTTGCATTGACGCATGGATCATTTCTCCGAAACTCTCTAGCTCCGGTAGGCGCAGTGCGCTTCCTACATTGGTCCGTTATATGACGAATTGCTATTTCAAGTTCGTTGTCGGCACGGAACAGGACATGAGGGAAGTCGAGGAAATCCTGAAAGAAGAAGTCTTTGTGAGAGAAGTTTTCATCCAACCCGCTGACGGCCATCCAGATGCGATAAAGGTGATATTGGAGAGTGGAATCTTTTCCGAAAAAGACAAGGTGTTTTCAAACCAACG